CGAGCAGGACATCATCTTCCACACCGAAGTCTTCCGACAGATCATCACCGAGCACGGCTACCGAGCGTTCCCCAAGAACGAGGCCATGGCCATCATCTACAGCCAGTGTGCTGAAGAGAACTTCTCCGGGTTGGCAGTCAGCTTCGGCTCTGGTATGTGCAACGTCGCCCTCTCGTTTCAGACTATGGAGGGTATGAGCTTCTCGCTGGCTCGCGGCGGCGACTGGATTGACACTCATGCGGCAAAGGCATTGGGCTCGACCTCGGCCCGTATGTGCACCCTCAAAGAGAAGGGTGTCAACCTCGCCAAACCGGAAGGCAAGGAAGCCGAGGCCCTCGCGCTCTACATCCGGGCTCTCATTCGGTATTGCCTGGAGAACATCGTCAAGCAGTTCTCGATGGTCCAAGCTAAGGTTGACCTTCCGGATCCGATTCCCTTCGTGATCTCGGGTGGAACCACCAAGGCGGGTGGATTCCTCGATGTCTTCAAGCAGGAGTTCGAGACCATCAAGAAGAAGAACTTTCCAATTCAGATCAGCGACATCCGGATGGCAACCGATCCCATGACGGCCGTGGCTGACGGGTTACTCGTGCTTGCCCTGGAAGAGCACGCTGACTGAGGGGTCTCCGTGTTCTACTACTTGTCTTCGGCGCTCAAGCGTCGGCTTATCCTGGAATTGCAAGACGGTTTCTCGCGGCACCCGATATACAGCAAAATCGCTCCTTGGATTGAAAATAAGTACAGCTTTGAGGAGCGCCCCGCGTACGGGATTGTCATCAAGGGCTCCAGTGCCAACAAGGTGCAGCTCGCCGGTAACAACTACCTGGGGACGGTGGTCAGCCACGTTATGCTGGCTTACGTCAAGCAGCCTTGTTACATGCTGGAGTGGGTTCGGGAAGATACAGCGGCAATCAAGGCCAACGGGGATCAGATGCCGTTGGCGGCGGGAGTCTACTACCTCCAATGCCTTTCAGCTCCGACCAATGCCGAAGAGGCAGGCTTCTACTCGATTGACCCGTTGCTGACTCAAGTTGACGAGCCGGTGTTGCAGTTCACTTCTGGCATCGAGCAAGAAGCTCAACTGCAAAACAATCCCGTCGAGGGGACTCTCCGTCTCTGGGAGAATAGAACGTACCTCTTGAAGGAGGGAGAAGACTTCACGGTGAATTACGCCGATGGGTCGATCTCGCTCCTGACTCGGTCGAAGCCTGGAGCGATCCTGACGGCAGACTACCGTTACCTGGGAGAGCCCATCGGCCCTGTACCGTTCTACTGGAATCAAGCTGACTTCAAAACCCTCCCTGGGGTGGTTTTGGCTTTCGGGAAGCGGGCAGTCAAGGGGGGACAGGTTGCCGTGGTGGTGACCTCCGACAGGGTGGATACTGCCAACGCGTTTGGCGGCAAGTTCGAGATCACGTTCGACATGGACGTGATTGCCCAAGACCCCACCCAGATGGAAGAGATAGCTGACTTTGCGGTCATGCATCTTTGGGGACAGAAGAAGACTCTTCTTGAGTTCGAGGGGATCGAGATCGTCGATGTCGGCATGGGGGGCGAGACGGAGGAGACCTATGATGAAACCGGGGAAACCTTCTATTACTTGGCCTCCCTCTCAATCCAGTTCCGAGCCGATTGGGAGATCCATGTTCCTCTTCCATTCACGATTGCGACGGCCAATCAGACTCAATTGACTCAGATAGTCAATCCAGACCTGCTCTTCTCGGTGGCTCCTTCATTGAAGGGACGCAATGCCAACTATGAACGTATCGGATGAATACGGAGATGAACAATGCCCAAGTACAGCTTCGAGTGCGATGCATGCGCACTTCGTTTTGAACGTGTATTGAGGATGGGAGATAACCCCACCCACGACTGTCCACAGTGTAAGCAGGAAGTCCCGCGGCTCTGGGAAGGGTTTGGTTTCGGCTTCGAAACTAACGCTAATGCCCCAATCGGCAACACTGGAGTTCACGGACAGGACTACCCCACGGCCGATCAGGCTGTTGGACGGAGTGCCGCGGACCGTTGGGCTCAATACGAGTCCCGAAAGAAAATCAAGGATGAGGTTCGCAAACAGGCCGGTTCCCATGCGCTCATTCGCCACGAGGGTGAGGGTTATGTTGACTACGAACCTATGACGGAAGTCGGATTGACTGCCCAAAAGAGGATCCGTCGCCACCTCAAAGAGTTGGTTCCTGAGACAAGGAACAAGAAACCTCCTCAATAATGTATCGTTGAGTCTACAGGGTAGACGCAACCACCCGAGATACATGTCCGGAATAGGTGCAAGAACCGAACACAGATCAAGAAACCTCCGCTTTCCTTTTATCAGACACCACATTCAGATCCATATCACCAAATTTGGTTTCGTGATCACCCTCTTTAGGAGAATCGGATGGGCTTCGGACCTCTCGGTACTTACCTTCCCCCGGACGTATACTCAAGGACACTGACTGAAGCAAATGTTACTAGCTTCCTCGCCGGGCTTCGCATTCCGGTGTATATTGGAGTTGGTCAAGAAGAGCTTGAGCAGATTGACCTTGAAGTTGTCCGTGGGTCTAGTTCTACTCTTGACCAGCAGATCGTCAATGAAGACGTCGGGTCAAGCTGGGTCGTCGACGCGACGAACCCCAGTAACCCCGTGCTTGGCACGAATGACGGTACGAAGCAAACCTTCCGAGTCCGCAACTTTCCTCTGGTAGACGGTCAGGGCTTCGGTCGAACGGCCAACGACGTCAAGTCGGTCACCGTGACGGTCAACGGAATCCCCGTTGCTGTTGGGCAAGTTCAGGGTGCCAAGGGTCTTGTCACGTTGCAGGTTCCGCCGCAGTCGGGCGATGAAGTGCGTATCACGTACTTCTTCCACCGTGGTGACACCTCGTTTACGGACGACGTTTCAGACCAGGTCACGGTTGAAAATGCAACTTTGATTTCGCCAGGCTACGAGCCCTTCAACATCGTTACGGGTGTGAGCGATACGTTCACCATCACGGTCAATGGTTCGCAGAAGACGGTCACGCTGGCAGCCAACTCAAGCACTACCGCCACTGCCCTCAAAAGCCAAATCGATGCCGCAGCCATCTCGGGTCTGACCGTAGTAGTCGTCTCTGACGAACTAAACCGCCAGCATCTCCAGTTCAGCTCAACGGTCTCCTTGGTTATTGGTTCGACCAACGCCAATGGCCCACTCGGGTTCTCGGCCGGTACTAAGACCAGCCGTAATGCGGATTTCCGTGTTTTTCAGCTTCCCATTGTCGATGGAAGCTCTGGCGGTATCACCACGACGGACACCAGCAAGGTTGTTGTCAAGGTCAACGGTTCGCAGGTCATTCCGGCCGCTGTCGATGGCAAGAACGGTATCGTCACCCTGACGACTCCGCCCCCACCAAGTTCTACGGTCACTATTCAGTATTGGGCTAACACCTGGCAGGATACGTTCGATTATCTTCCAAACACGCTCATCACGAATGTGATTCGCGCTGGCATCTCGCCGGGTCGTTCGGACTACATCCAGAACGCTGACTTTGTTGTCGTAAATCAGTCTCGTGATGTAAGCACGATTCACTGGGGTACAAGTTTTGCTGTAGCCGCTGCAATCCACACTCCTGGTGCGGAACTCTTCGACGACACTCAGATTACTGGGTCGTTGGTCGACGACAAGTGGTATAATGCGGAGTGTAGCCCACTTACCGACACGACGGTCATCCCGGCTGTTGTCTCGACGACGAAGTTTGTTCTCCCGGCTGTACCGACGACTGGTAATGGTCGTGACACGCCTCTCAGCAGTTCGCTCTACAAGAGCGTGACCAATGCTCGTGTCGATCTCCCGACGAACCGTCCGGACCTGATCGTCGCCCGTGTCGGTCGCAACCTGCGCGATGCTCTCAACCGTCCAGCCGTCAAGGTTGTTGCGGTTGATGCAGCCAACCGCATCGTGACACTCCGAGATGCAGTCCCTCCGGATTACAAGCTCTACGCGACCTTCTGGTACAACCGCATCGTCGATGACACGTACATCGTGACTTGCTCCACTCCGGGTTCGCTCGGTTCGGGACAGTACACGGTCACGTCCAGCATCCAGGATGCTCCGGTCTACCACGTTCGCTTCAAGCAGAAGGGTGGCGGTCTCACTGAGACTGTCAACTTCCCACGTGGTGTCGAGTCGATTCCAGACGCGATGCACGTAGGTGGCATTCCGGTTGCTGAAATCGTCCGAGTGACGTTCGGTTCCGATGCGGCAACCAACGCGCAGTTTACCAACGACGCGGAAGAGCCTTACTCGATCTATGCCAGCACGTCGGACGTCTGGACCTCGGTTGTCAACGGTACAACGGCGACCACCACGCTTTCGGGCGCGGCTCGCGGTTACCTGGTTGGCTCCCATGTGGCGGTCTCGGGTGGTAATATCACCATCCCGGCCTCGCCAAACAACATCCTCAACCTGACTGTCGACGGCTTCGATGTTTCTGTCACGCTGACGCCGGGGTCCATGACCCCGGCCGCCATCGTGTCGGCAATCAACACGGCCATCGAAACGGCTCCTGGTTCTCCAGTCACCGGCGGTACGAACCTCTGCTCGACGGTATCCATTGGCTCCTCGGCAGTGTTTATCATCCGGTCGTTCACGCTTCCAGGATCCCTCCCTGGTGGTTTCGACCACGTTTCGGAAATCAAGATTCGCCAGGGCACTGTCGAAGGCACCCTCGGTTTCAAGACTTTCGCGACCGTCAGAGGTACGACGGGGGCTGTCAACAAGCCCGCGACGCTCCTCGGTTCGGTTACGGGTCCATTCAACCTCACGGCTGACCTGGACAACAAGTTCCGGTTTCGAGTCAACGGTGTTGAATATAACGTCACGTTGACTCCAGGTAGTGCAGTCACGGCAGCCACACTGGCGACTGACATCAATACGGTGGTGGGCTTCTCGGCCGCATCCGACGGTACAGGCGTCAATGCTGGCAAGCTCCGCCTGATGAGCAATACGAACAACGAGCAGTCGTCGGTTCAAATCCTTGACGGCTCGGCCAACTCGAAGCTAGGCTTCGCGACGAATCAGTTCTCTTCTCAGACGCGGGTTTTTGCTCAGGAAATTGCCAACTCGCTTATGGCAACTTCGGCTTTCTCGGCTGAGGGTATAGCGTATGCCACGACCTTCCCGGGTCAGGGTACGTATATTACCATCGAGTCGCGCACGGTTGGAGCAGCGGCCTCCTCGGTTGCCTTCGGCAACGCAAGCAGCTCGGCCTTCAACGCCGCCACTGGCGTCGGCATCGTTCCCGGAACGGATGGCGACAACGGTGAGGACGCGATGGACAACTTCACGGTATCGTCGAACCTGCCTACGGGCGGCTCGGCTGGTACGGGAGTTCCCGGACAGACTTACACCGACCTGGTGACGGGTCTGCGTTTCACTGTTCTGGCCGCAACGGATGGCAGCTACGCGGCGAGCGGTTACTTCGACCTTGAAGTTAGCCCGACTTTCGAAGTCAACTCGTCTGCTCCGCACTATGCCATTCCTGGCTTGGAGACGACGGTGTCCAATACTGTCAACGTCTCGGCAAATGATTCCGCAACGATTCGCACGTTCAGCCCACAAGGGGTTGAACCGAAGAACGGGGACTTCTACTTCATCAGCTACCGCTACATGAAGCAGGACTTCTCGACTCGAATCTTCCGCCAGTTCAAGTCGCTTGAAGCTAACTTCGGTCGGCTGACGGCAGAAAACCGAGTCACCCTCGGAGCATTCCTCGGAATCCTCAATGGTGCTGTTCTGGTCGGTGTCAAGCAAGTCCTCAAGGTTGCTTCGACGAACCAGGCTTCGGCTCTTGACTTCGTGACGGCCATCCAGGAACTGGAGACTCCTCTCCAGGGCAACATCAAGCCGGACCTTCTCGTTCCGCTCAGTACGGATACTTCGGTGTACGGCGCGCTCACGCAGCACGTCGAAACCATGAGTCACATCCGTAATCAGTCGGAGCGTATGGGCTTCATCGGATTCGCCTCCGGTACTTCGCCGACCTCGGCTCAGTCAGTGGCCCGCGGGCTCCTGTCGAACCGTATCGTCGCGTTCTACCCGGACAGCGCGGTCATCGAGCTGACCAACGAACTCAACGAGTCGTTTGAGACGGTTGTTGACGGAACGTTCTTCGCGGCTGCTGTCGCGGGTGCGGTTGTCAGCCCCTCGGTGGACGTGGCAACGCCTTACACGCGGCGCCAGGTTCAGGGCTTCAAGCGAATCCCCCGGATCATGGACGTGGTCGAGTTGAACCAGACGGCAACGGCTGGCATCACGCTCCTCCAAGACCTTGACCCGATCATCCGGATCCGCCAGGGTCTCACCACGAACGTCAGCAACGTCCTGACCCGTCTTCCGACGGTAACGCAGATTGCCGACTACGTTTCGCAGCAGACGCGCTCGATCCTGGATGCCTTCATCGGCACCAAGTTCCTCGCGAGCCGCTCGAACGAAGTCGAAGTTGCGATGACCTCGCTCTTCAAGAGCATGGTTCAGCAGGAAATCGTCGGAGGCTTCGCTGGCATCAGCGCTGCACCGGACGAGACGGAACCGACCACGTTGAACGCAACTGCCTACTATCAACCAGTATTTCCACTTTTATACATAATTTTGACGTTCAACCTCCGCGCAAAAATCTAGTCCCAATGTAATTCGAACCTGAGCTGATAAATCTTCGATGGCTTCCGGTGTAGAGATACACATGGAAGCCATCGTCGTTTGTAGGGTATGCGGGCACGAAGCAGTGACCCTTGCACGACACCTCAAGGCCGCGCACTCAGTTTCGGCTGATCAATATCGAGTCCAATTTCCAGGCGCGTTGATCCGATCGCCCGAATTGACTGCGAAGAGATCTGCTGCTTTAGCGAGAGCGCACCAGGAAAAGTCAACCAAAGGGGAGAAGAAGGAAACCAAATGCTCCGGTTGTGGGTTTGTGCATCTGGTGTCCAGGTTTGATCGCCATGGGGCGCTCTGCAAAGAGTGCTTGGCGCAGCAAGAGTGGGCTAGATGGGCCAACTTATCGGAGCCTGAGGATTATGTGACTTGTCGGGAATGTGGGTATCGAGCCGAGAATTTGACCAGCCACATACAGAGTGCCCATCCGGATTGGATTGGTAAGTACCCTGGGCAGATTGTTTCGTTGAACTCGGCCATACGCGATAAGTCCCATTTGAGAGGTATTACTCTTTCGAAAGACACTCGAAAGAAGATGTCCGAGAATGCGGGTCGTTGGAACAAGGGCTTGACCAAGAAAATTGACTCCAGAGTTGCTCAGAGTGCCGAGAAGATGTTAGGTCGTCCAGCTTGGAGCAAGGGGTTAACCAAGGAAGACAATCCTTCTTTGCAAAGTACCTCGGAGAAACTCCAGCAGTATGTCGGTGAGGACCGCCCCTGGTCTAACGGGTTGAAGGCTGAGCTGACATATGCGGACTTCGCTCCGTTTCTGGAATCCGACGGAGTTGATCGGGCGCGTATGGCGGAAGTCTTGGACTACTGCGAGGAGACCATCACGGCCTACATGGAGAAACTAAGTCTCCCTTTATCCAAGAAGTACATTCGAGAGCGAGCTGACGAGGCCACCATTCGTCTGGAAAAGACAACCTTGGAGACACATGTCCTCAAGAACGGGAAGATTCAAGTAGGTTGTGTCATGAGGGAAACTGGGCATGATCGAAAGGTAATTCTACGTGAATGTAACCGCCATGGCTTGATATCTTACACGAGATCCATACTCCAAGGTCGATGTTTGACCGCCGTGTCCCAAGTGCTGGGTAACGTAGATCACCAGTGTGAGTGGAAGGCTTGGAGATTTACCAATCCAAAATCTGGACATCGATTCCGATTCGACGGCTACTTCCCCACCCACAACCTTATTGTCGAGTTTCATGGGCACCAGCACTACGAATTCCCTAGTGTTTACATAAAGACTCAGGAAGACTACTTTGACCTTCAGGAGAGGGATCGAATCAAGGAGAACTTGGTTCGTGCGGACGGGATTCATTACTTGGTCATTCGCGAAGATGAGCCCTTCGATGACGAAAGTTACCTTCGCGAGAGACTTGAAGTAGAGGGTGTAAAGCTATGACTCCTGAACCCACTTCAGTTCCCGTATCGTTTGAGATCATCATCGATCCCGAGTTTCGAGGGGATGCTATCCACTTCACCGACATTGGGTTGACGACCTTTTACACGGAGCTACTCCTTGGAAAGGGGCTGCATCTCAGGTTCGCCATTCCTCGGGTCTCAGGGCTTGATATCGTCTTGGCAATGGCACTGTTCTTGAATCGTGATACACTGCTCCAACCCAAGACTCCTGGCCTGGTCATGCTGGTCGATCTGGCAGTCAAGCACGGGCCCCAGATGCTTTCTCATGCGGAAGCTGACTTGACTAACTTCTTGGTCTTCCTCCAGTCGTACGTCGTTCAAGATTCTGAAAAGCTCACCAAGATCGAGCTGGGGGAGCGCCTAAGTTCGGCCATCGGCTGGATTCGTGACTACCTAATGGATGACCGACTCCCGCACCTGGGGTCTTCTGCTCAGGATGAGGTGAGGGTCATCGACGTAGGTTCCAATGGTTTCGTGTTGGCCACCACCACGGATGATGCGGAAGAAGCTTGGTTTGATTTGTTCCGGGCTGGGCACCTTCGGGGTGTGGTTCTAGGCCCGGAGAAAAATGGGCGACGAGACGTCTTTGCTTGTCGCAAGAGCCTTCTGGTCGATTTCGATGTACGTCGGGCGGCCTTTTTGTTGACTGAGGTCGAACAGGCTTTTGAGGGTACTGGGGAATGGCTGGCAACGGATCGGAGCGTCAAGAGCCCCGAGGGTGGCACCATCCTGTCGATTGCCAACATGCTTGAGGTCTTCCTACGAGTCTGAGTCAAGATTCCTTTAGTGCGAGGCTTCTCTTAGAGTGTCGCGCAGCCTAGTAACTATCGGAACGGACGGAAGTAGAGACTACGTGAGATTGCCTGATGGGCGGTCTTTCACGCTTGGGTCGGTCTCCGTCTTGAAGTTGGTTGTGTCGCTGGCACCCAATGCCACCACCGCCCGTCGCTGCCTGGATGACTTCCTGGCTAGCGGGGAGTCTATGTTGACAGTCAACCTGGACGACCTGGACTCTTTGTTGACCAGGCCACGTGCACGTTGGGCCGGCGGTAAATCCCTTATTCCCGGGCAAGAACGTACAGCTTCCACTGAAGGCTCAGCAATGAATGAGACGGAATTCGAGAAGAAGCTTGGGACGATTGAGCGTCACCTGCATACTCTGTCTGAAGTCATCCTGGCATCCGATGATGCTGAGAAGCACGTCGTTGCCAGTTTGGTGAACACGGTTAGAGACCTCGTGGGTCTTCGTACCGCCGCAGAGCGTGGTGAGGAGTTGGCTCATCGAGTCCTGGCAACCATCGAGGAGATCGCTGATCGGGTAGATACCCTGGAGCAGGCGGGACAGCCTTTTGATGCAGATGCGGTGCGGCACGACCTGCACAAGATGGCGAGTCGGATTGTCGATATTGCCTCTGACGGCGAGTCCATTGGAAGCTCCTTCGAAGAGCTGAACCGAATCCAACGGCTCGCCAATCAGATTCGCCCGTACTTCGTGTGAAGTCACACGGTGTCTAACACTTCTTCTTATCTCGGTCTTACAACAGGAGAGCTTAACTAATGGGCAGCCCGCGTGAAAATGATACGTACATCTACCGGATGGGTACTGCGCCTAACACGCGCGTTGCCATCAGCGGTAAGAACAAAATCTACGGTTACATGGTTGGAAAGAAGAAGTTCCAACAGATCGGCGTCATTTCCGAGTTCGGTCATGATGAATCCCGTTCCGTAGAAGCCGTTCGAGGCGTCGGGTTCGGTGACCAGATCGCGGAACTCGTTCCGGGTGTGACGGAGCCTATGACGATTACTCTCAACAAGACTCTCATGTATACGGTCAACCTTTTCCAGGTTGTCGGATACAAGGGTGGCGTTGAAGGTCTCGTGCGGTCGCTCAAGCACCACCGCTGGCCATTCGACCTCAAGCAGGAACTGGTTTTCTCGGAAATCAGCTCTGACCAGGACATTGTTGGTGTGGCGGGCTTCAAGAACGCAGTGTCACAGCCGAGTGGTGTCGCCAACTTGGTAACCAACTCGGTCAAGGCGCTCTTCACATTCTACGAGGGTTGCTGGTTCAACAGCTACAACGTCTCGTATACGTCGGACGCCGCGATCGTGGCGGAGACGAGCAGCGTGACGGTGACGGATATCATCGATGGTTTCTCCAGTTACGGTGAGTTCATCGACTCGGGCCTCGCCCCTGTCGGTGCCAACGGCACGGCTGGCGCCGGGTATTCGCTCCGTTGGGCGGGTGGTCCGGCAACTAATCGAGCCGTCGGGATCTAATCTGACGATTTCCGCGGGCTGAGCGGACGAAGACAATAGATAATATGCAGAAAAATAGATCGGATGTAGCACCCTCGGTTCTGTCCTTAGTGTAGAATCCGGATGTAGATTACTTTTCGCATTTCATCTCTCGCTTCGTCCACTCTCTCCCGCTTCCTAAATGAAAGTGGAGATAGAGATGGGAACAGTATCTGCAAAGCGTATCGAAGCGGCCCTTGAACGGGCTAAGAGCGTTGGAGAAGTCGAGGAACCGTTCACCGTTATGGGTTGTGCGGTTACACTTCAAAGCCTCAAGCCGGCCGACTACGAGGCCATCAATCAAGAGACATCGGAGCTAGAAGACTTGGCTTACTTGAACGCGTTTCGCGTAGGCCATTTGTCTCGTTCTATCGTCGAACTGAATGGGCTAAATCTCCGCAAGGTCGATTACATTGAGGTAGAGGTTGAAGACCCTCGAACGAAGGACGTGAAGCCTGTCAAGGTGGAACGTCATGCTTACATCCGGGATTTTGTCTTGTCGACGTGGGGCAAGGAAGCTCTTGATGTCGGGTTCCGAAAGTTCACCGACCTCATCGCCAAGTCTGAGAAGGCGGCCGAGGAGGGTGTCGAGTTCATCAATGTCGATGAGCAGCCGGACGAGAAGCTCCGAAGGTTGGTAACTGAAGTCAAGAGTCTCATGGGAGAAGTTCCACGTGAGTTGGTCGAACGCATCCTGACCGAACATGGGTTAGTGCTGGCGGTCACCAAGGAAGAAGCAGCGGCACTCGATGCCAAGCTGACCAAGATGGAAGCTCCGAAGCTTCGAGAGGAGTTGTATGAAGAGCATCCCGTGGTGCGTCAAGTGGTTGAGCAACCACCTCCCACTGACCGCCCCTTAACGGCTTCGCAAGCCGCGCAGACGGTTCCAGAAGACCTGATGCGGAACCGAGTACCGGTCGTGACTTCAACGGCTCGTCAGCCTCTTCCGTCGACCATACCTCCGGTGGTTCAACCTGGGCCTGCGCAACCGTTATCGGTCCCCCCGAGGTCTCAGCAGTATGCTGACCTGGAGGCGGAAGCGGATGCTGAGTTGGGAGGTGTGCTTCCGACGGTCACTAAGCCTCCTAGCAGCAATGCGCCCACTGAGGTCTATAGTATGCAAGAGGGTGTCGGTCAAATAGGTCGTCAGCTTCAGGTAGACCCCAAGGTTGCTCGATTGGTTGATGCTCCGCCTGTGGGTGGAATCAACCCTAGATTTAAGAAGCCCAACTCTTTCTGAGGTAGTCAATGTCCGAGGACTACGAATCAGAGTCCCCGGAAGTTCAAGAAGACATCAAGATTGATGTACCCATCGGGCTTCCAGAGGTCAATCCTGAGATTTACAAGGATGTCGAGAACCTGCTCTTCCGAGGGTTCTTGACGATCTCTGGTGAGATCAACTCGGTCTCGTTCGTTTTCAAGAGCTTGAATCAGCACGAGTTCTCACTCTTGCAATTTATGTCGGGCATTCGGGACGAATACGAGACCCGAGACCGTTTCTATAACACCTTCTTGGCCCACGGGGTCTTCCTGGTGGATGGGAACAATGTGCTCCTTAATCGCCAGGAGAGTATCCCGCAGCTCGCCAAGACGTTTTCGGAATTTCCGCTAGTAGCCAAGAGCAAGATGGTTCGGTATCTGAGTGATGTCAACGATCGTGCCATGAGGGCAGTCCAGTTGACCGAAGCTTACGTGATGGAGCTCCGAGGTCTTGACTTGATGAGTCCAACTGCAACTGGAATCCCCGGCACCAGCGAACTGGGGCTCAATTGGGCTCAGTTGGTGTGGCGAGCCCTCAACCACTATGACGACCTTCGGGAGCAGGCCGAACGCGATTGGGACAATGCCAAGTTCATCGGCTCCTGTATGGCCGGCAAGGGTATCCAGAAAATCTACAACCAGGACAATGAGCGACGTCGCAAGGAACAGGATTCTCGAATTGCTCGCCGGGATCGTATCATTCGGAAGGCTCGCTTTGGGGAGAACTTCGACGACGAAGAGAAAGGCGGCAAGGTCACCAGAGTCTATGCCAAGACCATCGAACAGTTGACCGACCAACTTGAGCGTGGACTACGAGGTGAGAAGGATTGGCATGATGAGGTCGTCGAGTCGGCCGAACGCTATCAGCGAGAACTTCACCAGAACCGCCGCACCGAGCTTCACAAGCTGGCCGAGGAGCGGGACAAGGAATACAACGGATCAATGATTCGAGCCGCCACTTCCTTGGAGGGGATGACATCTGATCAGCTTGCCATTCACCTTCAAAGAAAGCGGCAAGAAGAGGCGCAGAAAGTCGCTTCACGAGTAGTTTACCCGGAGATGCAAGACCCCCGTATGGCGGAGTTTTATGAGCGCCACCTCGGAGACTCATCTTATGAACCGGGAGTAAAGACGAGGTTCGCGAAAACCGATCGGGATCCCACTGAGGTTCCTGACGTGGAGCCGCCCAAACCTCGTGGACGTCCGTTCGGGAGATGACAGATGGGTAAAGAGAGTGCAGATAGGCAAATCTTAGATTTCGCCGTTCGATTGGACAACAACGATGCCATTAAGGCCGTCTCCGAGATGTCCAAGGGGATCACTGCGCTCACCAAGAAGAAGTTTGACTTCGGGAAGAACTTCGGAAGTAAGGAGTTGGAGGCATTCCAGAAGACCATCAAGCATTCAACTCAGGACACCGAAGCTCTTCGGGATGCCCTTTCGGATGCGGGCAAGTTCAGCCGCAAGGCCGCTGAACAGGGTAGCGCATTGGCGAAGCGCTTTGATGCCGCCAAGAAGGCTGCTCAGCAGCTCAATAAGGTTACGAGTGCGCACCGGAAGAACATCCGGTCTGCTGAGAAGCAGGGCAAGAGTGGAGCGGACATGGATGCGCTCCAGAAGACCGCTCAGTCGGACATGAAGAAGGCACGAGCCGAAGTCCTTCGCGCCAATCGGGAGCTGACCAAGGCTACCCACGAACAAGGGGTGCCAAAGACCCTTGCCAAGCACAAGTCCAACCAGGAGCGAGTCAAGAACTTTGCAGAGACTTGGGACTGGGCCAAGACCGGTGAGGACATCGGCGGCGGCATCACCGACGTCCTATCCTCCATGAGAGCAAAAGACCTCGGAGGTATTGCCAAAGGTGTCTCGTCGATGGTCGGAGGTTCCTTCAAGGCGGTTGCGCAGAAAGCCACTCACTGGGCTGCGGCTAAGAATACTGACTCGATGGCGGCCGGCAAGGGCCCCGCGGGAGGGGCTGCGGGAGGCATCTTGCAGATGGCCAACAAGATGAGTGGACTTGTAGGCACACTGGCAAAGCTTGGGCCTATTCTCGGGATGGCGACCGCGTTCTTTGCTGGGTTAATTAAGTTAGTCGTTGACGCAGAGGCGATGGCGAAGAAGTTCAACAAGGACATCCTAGAATCAGCCAGCTCGGCAGAATTCCTTGCAGACAATATGGGGGACTCGGGTCGAGCCGGGAAGGCTTTAGGGGCGACTCTCAAGAGTATCCGGAGTTCCGCTTTCGATTGGCAGGAAAATAACTCTTGGGGTATCAGCGCCGAAGACCACAAAAGAACCCTCAACACTCTGACTTCCGAGGGTGTCTCTCTCCGAGACCTCGAAACTCAATTCAAGAATACCAAGCAAGCTAGCGTCGATACCGGCAAAGAGATGGCCAACTTCGCTGACGTGACGCACATGTCGATTGCCTACTCAAGGCTCTTCGGTGTGAGTCTTGATCAGATCACTCAGTTCCAGGCTGAGATGATGACCGAACTTGGTCAAAGTCTCAACGATACACAACTTCAGTTTTCCCGAATGACTAAGGCTGCCACTGAGTCTGGTATGGCGGCCAACAAGTTCTTCGGGATTCTTCGAAGCGTCTCTGCTGACCTATCACTCTACCACACTCGTCTTGAGGACGTCGTCTCGACCTTGAAGACGCTCGGCCGAGTTATGAGTCCTAAGAATGCTCAGAAGTATCTACAACTGGCCACCCAGGGGCTCAAGAACATGGGTGAGGCTGATCGTCTCCGTCTAACGTTGTTGGCCGACAAGGATCAAGCAGGGTACTCCAAGGGCGTCTTGCAAGAGGATATCAAAGACAAAAGTGCTGACCTGCTCTCCAAGCTTTCCAAGCAGATTAATGGCAGTGTCGACGAGGCCAAGACTCTACTCGACGGCGGCACCATCATGAGGGACGGCGGTGCAAAGAACTTGGATCAGCTTGTCAAGGATGCTGGACAGTATCGCGAAGCTAAGACTGAGATGGATATGGATCAGAAAGAACTTGAAAGCGGTGGGCAGATGGGAGTGGGAGTTGCCGCTGCCAATGCAAGCCTTGGCGCGCAGTTCGATCTCAAGGCTCGCGCACTCAAGAAGTTTGGCGGAGCTAACAAGCTCAAGGATATGGCTGGTGTCAAGGGTTACGCGGCCCGTCAGGTCACTGGTGTATCTCAAGAAGAGTTCCGCTCGATGGCCAAGATGGAACAAGGCATCGACGCTCAGCGCGAGCTGATGAAGAAAGACCACAATCTATTCAAGAAGTCAGGAATCAAGGTCGTTGACAAGAACGGCAAGGAAGTGCCAGAGCCTAACGATGCTCAGATTGACGCGGCCATCGACGCGGCTAGCACCAACCGTATTCTTCAGTCGATGACAGATACCGATCAAGAAGCGCTCTTGAATGCAACCGAGCAGAAGAACTTCGCAAAGGAGACATCTGAGTATACACATTCGATGCTCGAAAAGCTCGATAACATCTTCGACGCCCTTTTCAACTTCATCTACGATGCAGTAGAGGATTTGCTTGTGGGCTTCAACAAGCTTTTGAGCAGTCTCCCCTCGTGGTTGAAGGGGGATACGGCGAAAGTCGACCCGGAGGTCGAAAAGAAAGAGGCCCTTAAGAAGAAGCTTCGAAGAGAGTCGCGCGGCTCCGCTGATAGTCGAAGGATCCTAAAGGGTCTTGAGGGATCCGAGGGATCCCAAGGTCTTGCTTCCGAGTTCGGTCCTCAGCTCATGAAGAAGTGGGGCGCGATGGACGACTCTATCAAGAGCAGTGAAGCTGAGATTGAAAAGTCGAAGAAGGTCATTGCCGATAACGTCTCTAGCTCTGAGACGAAGGGTAAGGCTGCTGAAAACATCAAGGCCGAAGAAGCAAAGATCGCAGAGATCAAGAAGAAGAAGCTTGAGGACTTCACCCTTCTTCGAAGCGGAACCGACTCCGCAGGATACGATAAGTCACGCGCCGACGCAGGTGCCGACGCCAGTGGCGGCGCAACATCTCCCGAGCAGATGTCTAAGATCATGGGGCAGATGCTATGGAACAGCAAGGCAGGACAGTTGGCAACAAATCTTCCGAAGTTGCTCCAATCGGCACCAGCAGCACCTGAAGCCTCGCAGTCGGCCATTCCGGGAGGCTCCGCCCCGGTGATATCTTCGGCTCCGGTTTCAACTTCGTCTGCATCCCCCGCCACTAGCAAGGCCGTCGTCGCGACCGCAAGTGCAACTCAGGACACTGCTACCAACACCGCCGCGACGGCGGGTGCCTTGCAGAGCGGGGTTCCGCTGGCTCCGCAAACGATGACCGACATGGGGAAGTCCATTCTCGATGCCGTCCGTCAAGCGTTGTTCGAATACTACATGTATAAGGATATCAAGCCTCAAGACATGATGGCGAAGATCGGCGGAAAGGACGGAACTGGCTTCACCGCATCGGGTACCATCCAGGACGCACGAAGTCGGTTGAAGGCCAATGCCGACGGTGGATTGGTGACCAGCATTGGCTCGGACGGAATGGCGGTTGTTTCTCCGGCTGCTGGCGAAGGACTCGCCTCAATCGGCAAGGGCGAAACAATTGTTCCGGCTGGCGGAGGCAAGGGTGGTGGAGGTGGAGACAACATCCAACTCAACTTCAACGGTAGTTACACGAACGGTATGAAAGAGATGCTTAGGCGCGAAGTGCCTAAGCTTATTCTGGAATACAAGAAGCGTGAGAAGTATACCTAATGCCTAGGATTCGCTCTACCTACGAAGACTTCCCCAAGCAGGACATTCCCTCTGCCCCCTCGTCGAAGGACGTTATCCCTCCGGCTAGTTATCGGCATGGAATTGACAATGGGTCATCGGACACGAATGGCCTCTTCCGAAGGGGAACAGGTGTTCCGGTGGCTTTTCAGGTGACGAGTCCATTCGACTTCCGAAGAGTGTTGCTTCCGCACGCGCTCGTGATGCATATCTCCCCCAATTCCTTGGATGAAAGTCTGAGCAAGAAGGTGGAACGCATCCAGACTCGTGGAGGTCACGTCGAACAGCACTGGGGAGACGAGCTGTCAGATATGTCCATTCAGGCTTCGACGGGTTCCTTCATGAACATCAATACCGGACTCACCAGTGTTCTTCGTGAGCGAACCATTGCCTATGACCGATACTTAGACCTCAAGGACTTATTTGAGAACAACGGCAGCGTCTATGACCCCTACGGAAGCGTCGTACTCCAAGGCAAGATTATGATGATGTACGACCGAGGGACATACATCGGTCACTTTACGACTTTCAAGATGGAGGAAACGGACGACTTTCCGTTTGCCTTCCATCTCGACTTGAGTTTCAAGGTCGAACAGACCATCCTGCAAATCCCAGCCAATCAGCTTGCTCGTCAACCACGGGCTCCGAACTTCCAATTCCAAAACAGCATAGGAAATCGGTACGAAGGAGATAGACAGGGTAACTTGCTTGGTCAAGTCGGTAATGCCAATGACCTGCAAGAAAAAGCTAATGCCAAGTACATAGCCGCAGCGGAATCCTTGGATCTTGCTGGGCAAACGAAGGAGGAAAGCGTTCGGTTCTTTGAGAGACTTGCAGCCAAAACCGCGGGGCAAGAGGCAGACGCGGCTCGGAGGGCTATCGGAGAAGCTTCTCCTGGACTCCCTACTAGGAGTGAGTGATGCCGGATAACACTTCGTCAATCGTTGATCAGATCGAAAAGGAATCGGACTACTATTCCCCGGAGGTCTACGCACGTCTTTCGACATTCTCTTCATTGGAGGTCAACCCTGATCCGACGTCGTTCGAATTTCTCCCGCTGACTCCAGCGCGCACGAACCCGAAGGTGTTCGTCATAGGGCTCATTCCTCCCCCGGTGACGATCGCCGGACGACTACTTGATCGTTCCGCTTCGGTGGCGGCGACCTTGGGCGCTGCCACCGAGACAGTCTATGTTGACAACCCTGCTCCACGAGCAGACGGGATCAATAACAAGACCGCATTACCGGATGGTGCAACCGCGACATCCAGTACGGACTTCTGGGATCGCTTCGTGGTAATGTGCAATCGCCTCAAAGTACAACCGGATCAGATGGCGAAGGTCATTCAATATGAGAGTGGGTTTAACCCGGCCCGAAAGAGCAACACTTCATCGGCTATTGGTCTTAATCAGCTATCGAGGAAGCAGGCCATTGGACTGTATTACGCTGCCAACAAGGTCAACGCCAACACCCCAGGAGCAAAAGAGAAGGCTGAAGAGTTCTTTGCGGGGTACGGAAAATTGACAAAGGAAGAGCAGCTCGTTTGGGTGGAGAGATACTTCAAGAATCGGATCAAACCAGGTAGCACCGCCGGACAAATTCAAGCTTTGAATCTTGGAGATGCCTACGCTAAGTTGAATAAGAATGGGGCTCTATATGATGGAAATGCGGTTGCAAAAGGCTATCCAGACGGTGAGTACCAGGAGACCGCCTACAAAGCCAACATTCAATTAGACAAGGACAAAAAGGGCTACATCACCTACGATGATATCGAGAGAGAGGTTGGCTCTAAGCCTCTCAACCCAAACAACCAAGCACAGCTAGATGCAGCAAAGATTCGGATGGGTTCGACCACACAAGGTCCAACGCCTATTATTCGTGAACCTGTCCCGACCAATAACCCTGAATCTTGGAAAGAGACCGGAAGCCTTAACGCACAAGCCGCAGCCCGGCAGAATGCCAAGTTGTCCACTATAGGGTACAATGGGTCAATTGACCTAGGAAAGCAATTTTTACAACTTCAGTTGCAGACCATCAGGGCTACTCAAAAGGCTATCGAGGACATCAAGAACACTCCGCCGTTGCGCATGTTGGTCAACCCACAGTCGTTCAACGTCGCGGATGAGAAGAAGGTCAGCAATGGCAACTGGACTCGCAATGGGCCTATCGTTGAGCATTGGGGAAGTAACCAGGGCAAGTTGGAAGCGTCCGGCACCTTAGGTGGATTCTACGCTCAGGACTTGCAGCGCTGGGAGATGCCAGGCCTAAGCCGAACAGCCCGCCAATATAGCGCCAGCTACCAGAATTTTCTCTCGCTCTATCTACTCTACCGCAACAACGGTGGAGTCTACCTGATCGGACAGGACGCCAACGATCCGCAACGGTCCAGGTTGTCCTTGGTCGGCTCCGTCTACATCTATTTCGACGGTGTCATGTACCTTGGATCCTTTGATGACTTCTCCATCACCGAGACCGAAGGGAAGCCTCACTCTCTTGACTACCGTTTTTCTTTTACCATCCGGGCCCGGTTTCGTCTTGATCGTCCCGCCAACTACGAGCAGCAAGTCAAGAGCATCCCAGTCAAAAACAACCAAGCGGTCTTGGTCGACAACGCTGCGCGAAACGCCGAACTCGATGGCTCAGCTCGCCAGCTCTTTGGGGATGCCTCCACGGCCCTCAATGCCGCCGGGAACCTTATCAGTTCGGCAGTCAATAATTCAGATGAATGAGGATTCATGGCACGCAGCCCCTTCCAAGGTAACTTCCAGGAAAACGTCCGCCCAACTGTTGTCACGGCCCCTGATGCGGTGGTCTACATCAACGGTGAAACGGACCTCATCGGTTGCCCGGATTGCAAACGGAAGTTCGACTTGTCGAGGTATATCACCTCGATTCAAGTCAGCTTGGGTATCGAGAGCGTGCCGGGGAGTGCGAGCGTCAACCTGTCGATCCCTCGGCACGCAGTAGACGATTTCTTCTTTGACGGCAACCCTATCATCACTCCGATGATGGAGATTGAAGTCTTCGCCAAGGGTTACTACATCCTTGAGGGACTCCCTCAATACTACCCTATCTTCTGGGGTATCGTCACCGAGGTTACCGACGACTACAGTGGAGGTGAGCACACCGTGACGATTCATTGTGCTGATATTCTCAAGTGGTGGGATATCTGTCGGATGAATGTCAACGCCGCCTTCACAGCTCCGCCAGGTCAGACGGGCCGCAACATTTATGGCAATACCTTCAACGGGCAGAACCCGTACGACGTTATCTGGACTTTGGCGCAGCAAAGTTTTGGTGACGTTATCATTGGAGCCGGAAGCTTGACAAGCAACTTCCGTGAGTCCGGTCAGCGGCAAGTTTTTGGTGCAGCTCTGACGGACATCATGAGCTATTGGAATGAGCGGTTTTCTCGTGTACGCAGCAATTTGCTCCTCTACGGAATCAATGGCACCTTGGTACGGGGTTCATCCCTCCACGAATACTACCAAGGCAACGCCAACAGCATCAAGGACGTTCGGTCCTTTGCGTCCAGCTCCGTGAGGAATGCCGGTGGGGCTTCGAACGGGCAAAGCGTCTTCGACCCCACCGACGCCAATGTGACGGCCTTCCGAACCCAGTTTATGCAGGCAGGTCAGATCAACTTTTGGCAGTCTGAGTATCAGACCAAACTTGAGTTGGCAATGGCTTGCAAAGAAGCCATTGGATTCGAGTTCTTCATGGACGTCACGGGAGACATCGTCTTCAAACCTCCTTTCTACAATCTTGACGTCCTCCCGAGCAAACCCATCTCTTGGATTCAGGATATCGACATCATCGACTGGACATTTAGTGACTCGGAGTCCGAAGTCATCACCCAGATCCAGATGCAGGGTAGTTACGACCAGGGCAATATCGACTACGGTTTCGGGGAGGAGATCACTCCCCACACCTCGGTTACCGACTACCATCTGCTCCGCAAGTACGGTTGGCGTCCTATGCCGTACAACTCGGAGTTTATGGGTGACCCCGCTCTCATGTTCTACCACGGAATGGATATTCTCGATCGGAAGAACAGTCGTCGACACACTGCTAGCATCACCGTTCCGTGTCGACCAGAGCTGCGCCTTGGGTTTCCCGTCTACGTGGCCCCTAAGGATGCGTTTTGGTATGTACGTGGCATCACGCATAACATCCAATTCGGCGGACGTGCGACCACTACCCTTGATTTGACTGCCCGTCGATGCAAGTGGATCGCGCCTCGTGGGATTGGTGGCCTCACGTTGACCAATCCAAACGGCAATGTCAAGAATTTTGATCCGCAAATTCTTCAACAGGGGAGCTATCATCTCGACATCGGGGAGGCCGCGCAAACCCCTTCTCTTGTTGAAGCCCCGGCTGACAAACCCAATCCCAATGAACCGTTGATTTTACGACATCCGAAAACAGGACGTCTTGTCGGATACCCGAATGCGGTGATGGTTTATACTCGTCCATTGAGTGACAAGGTCATCAACGCCAAGCAACGTGGTGAGACCTTGACTCCAAGTAATCGAATCAAGGAAACTCCTGAACAGAAAAAGAATCGGGAGGCTAATGCGAAGGCACTCGATGATGATTTTCTCTCAGGTAAGTACACGAATGTCTCGACCAAGTACAACCAGAATCGCTACAAGTATGGGTTGACTTCTGCTGGAGTTTATGTCTACGCGCACGACAAGATGAAGGCTGTCCAGCAAATTCTGCTAGTTCAGACAAACAACATCACCGTCACAAAGGAAGGCGCCACTGTAAGGGACACCTTCGTAAAAAATGCAAGCGGCATGATTCGTCCTGTTTCGGACGAGCGTGGGTTTGAAGTTATTGGCCACTTCCGATATGGGCGAGGTATCTCGCTTCGGGATGGTTCCTTGGTTGTGAGCGATGTAGGCCGCAATACTCGAACCAACATCGACGCACAGGTTGCCTTGGCCGGCGGGTTGCTGGAGACCTTGACGGCTCAATCCCAGGGCCTAACGACCATCACCAACGCTTATCCGAATCCAGCGGTAGCAATTGCCGACCTTGTTCCTGAGGACAGGCAGACGGCTGGAGTCAGGACTCCTGAGGGCAAGTTTGAGTTCATCAACACAGAAGCCGAGTTCGTTCAGACAGCTCCTCTGGGATCTCCGGAACAGAAGGGTCTTCCGCTCAGTGTGGAAGCCAGTCAACTTTCTCGTGCGTTGACTCTTGCAGAACTGACGGCGGCCAATCAGGACACCGATTCTCAAGATTGCGTTTGCATGACTGGTAGAGCAGATCTCGCGTTCATCAACGTCGGCTACCAGATCAAGGTGTTGAATCCCTCATCGATCGAGACGAAGACCTTTAACGGAACCTCGCCCGGACAATCCGGGGAGGTTCCAGGTGTGAGTGAGGATCCAAATGGTCGTCCTGTGTCCGCAAACTCGGTCTACTTCTCGGACATCCGCAACCAAGTGGAGAGGTACCTGACCAACCTTTATTCGGTACTGGACGATCGACACCACCAGTTTGAGGAAGAACTTAGAACTGGCACCGCCAACATCAATCTCGATACTCCACTGGAGGCTCCAACGGATCTCTTTTCTCCTCCGCCGGAGCAGTTCGGGGAATTCACTCCACCATTCTCATCCATCAATCGAGCTAATTTGGGGGACCCTGTTGCTATCGCGCAACAGGGTAGCTCCGCTTCAGATCAGCTTGGCAGGGCCTTCCGAAATTTCGGTAGGAACTTGGAATCTCAGAGCCAAGTTACCTCCAAGCAGGGTGAGATTCGCGCTCTCTCCCGTGAGAACGACTTGACTCGCGCTCGCATCACTCAACTTCAGCGCGATCTCGCGCAAGCTCCTCCTAACACTCGATCCGACTTGCAGAGTCAGTTGGCGGTCGAAGAGGCAACCCTCGAAAACACCAACGCGCAAATTCAGCAACTGCAAGCGGAAATTGACAATATCCGTGCGTCAAATGTGTAATAGGTAAGTCAGTATGAGTAGCAGCGACTTCGGCAAAGTACCCGACAAGGAGTTCGCCAACGGGTCTCATCAAGAGATGAGCCTCAAGGTGGGCATTATTACTCGTGTGGATGACCACCACATGAAGGCAGACATCCATGTCATCACGGGCGGCACGGAGCAGCTAGAGATCAGCCTGACGCAAGGAATGGCAGGGCCACGAAGCTTCTGGGGTGGTGTTCCGGAAGTCAACAGCATGGTCATTCTAGGCTTCCGTCGCCGCCACAAGCAGCTCACCGAAGCGATGATTCTTGGCTACTTGCCAACTGGTCTCAAGAGTGGTATGCGGTTTGACCCCTTCTCGGCGGTCAATCCTAGCGATATTTCTTCCGAGGAAGCGGAAGATGTGCTCAGCCTCTACGGGGCAACGCAGCGTTACAAGAGTCTTCAGATGAAGCCCGGCGACGTCGGAGGTATGTCGGCCGCTGGCTCGGAGTTCGTTCTCTCCAAGGATGTCCGGATCACCAACAGGGCGGGTGATTTTATCGAGTTGCGGGATTCCGACCGGACTCTTGTCAGTCAAGCGCTCCATAGAGTCGAGAGTGATTCGGCGACCTATCTCTATTCAGGCGCGGTTCGACGCGGAGACATGAACCTTCCCATTGAGGTCTTCAAGGAAGATGGGAAGACATTCAAGACCGAGAAGGAGAACTACTACGGGTTACCCTTCCTCCAGAAGACGCACCCTCGGCCAAATGGCCCAAGCTTCTCCAACGCGCAAGGGGTCGCGCTCAGCCGCATCATTGATGTGAATGAGTTCCCGCCCTCGATGTTCGGGACCGGCCGAGCGGCGTTCTACGCCAGCCCCACTCCGGCTACCAACTTCGAGGATGCCGAGGATGGCGGTGCGGGATTGGCTTACACGGAACGACGAATTGAATTGCGCCACATGACCGACATGGTCCAAGAAGTGCGTGGTGAGATCGACGGCTTCTCGATGACTAGACCGGCAGTCTTCATCGAGCAGGTCTTGGGCACTTACGTCGGTAACGATGCGTTCAACGACCCAGAGAACTACGCTAGGCTTATGAAGCCACGGATTTTCGACGGCTTCAACCAGCGTGGTCGCCCCCGATCTTTCCGACTGGAGCAGGTTGAGCGCGACCCGCCAAAGGACGAAGCCAACACCAAGACGGCTGCTTACGTCTTCCGTATCCGCCCCCCGAAGGCAGTTGAGGATACCAGCTTCGCCGTTGCGGTTAACAAGGAAGGCAAGCTCTTTCTCAATGTTCCTGGCTCCAAGGATGAGGATCTCCCGGACGCCAAAAATGTCTCCGTGGAAGCCAACTTCGACGGGGCTGTCAAGGCCCGTATCGGTAAGGCGTCTCCTACAGGCGTTTCGTTGAACGTGACTTTGGAGGGTGGGTTGCACGCTGATATTGGGTCAGATAGCAACGGCAATGCTATCACGGTCGCCTACCACTCTGGTGTCAAGTCAAGCTACAAGGGCGTCCCCAATACCGATGACATCGCACTTAGCGAGCAAGTCCAGGGCGACAAGGAACAGTTTGTTAGCGGTAACCAAACCAAGATCATCGCCGGCAAGTACCGGAAGCGCATCGACGGAGGTTATTTGGTTGACTGCTCGCGCATGAATATCAACTCCCTTGGTGGCTTTTCGGGTAACTACGGTGAATTCAACACCTTGGTCTCAGGCAAGAGCCAGATGAATTACGCCATGCAGGTGATGGAGACCATTGCTCTTGGGGGCAAGTTATCCACCATCTTGGCCGGTGGATATGTCGGTAACATTCTCTCGGGTGCTTACGTGCAGAACGTGCTCGCTGGAGCGATGTCGTTTGCCTGTCCGGCAGGTGCCTTTTCAGTCACCGTCGGAACCGGAGCCATCTCGGTCACTACGGGTGCCGGAGCGGTGTCTCTTTCCACGGGAGCTGGAGCGATGTCGATTTCCGCCGGAGCAGGAGCGGTAGCGATCACGGCTGGGCTTGCCTGTAATATAACGGCCGGTATCGCGATCAGTTTGACTGCTCCTCAAGTTCTTCTAGGAGCATCCGTGGCTCCACTTGGAGTTTGCCGAGGAATACCAATTATGCCCCCTGGAAGTCCTTCTCTTGATTGGGTAACAGGGCTCCCTCTTATGGGTGGCGCGTCGGTGAGATCGATTTGATGCCTATCACGGTTCCTGGCTTAGCTGCTACTCTTTTGGCTGGTCTTGCCGGAGTGGGGGATATTGGCATCGGCTCCTCTCAACTTGCTCTTGGTTTAGCTATTGGTACCTTCCAGTGGTTGCAAGTTTGTCCAGTTGTCTCGGTAGACGTCGGAACATTGGGTTCGGGTGTCGGGATTGGCCCATTTATCGTCCCACCAACCGTTTTGATACCAGCCCTTATCGCAGGGTTCACGTCGTCGGGAATCAACGGCATTATGTCCGCCCCGACGGCAATTGGATTGGCGCAAGGGTTCAGTCTCGGTTTCACCCAAGGCCTTGTTGTCACCGCTAACGTGGGGATTGGGCTCGGAGGAGGGACATCGAAGTTGGTTCCTACTCCCGCTTTTCCGTTCATACAAGCTGGGCTTACATCCGCGGGATGCGTTGGAATTTCGGCCGTACAGATTGCTACTGCCGTTACGACTGCTTTCACGCAAGTGTTTGGCTCCTTGGTGTTCCCGATTGTCGTCACCGGACCTCCAAGCATTATACCGAGCGGTGGGGCAGGTATCGGAAAGGTCACTTGACCTTCGAGGATGAGGAATTTAGATGGCATTTTCGATCAAAGGTTACGTTGTTGAGCCGGTGCGCGTAGGCACTAGCAACTCTCCTTTCACGCCCACGCCAACCAACATCGTCACTGATCAGTCTGCGTATTTATCGCATTATACCTCGGACGAGTTAGTTCCTCGCACGGATTATCTCATCCTCGTACAGACTGATGGTGACTTGCCGGATGCCACGTTCGGGTGGACCAAGAATGAGACCATTCAACGGTTTGACTATGTCGGACTTGATGGTCACTTCCGCCCGCTGCGTGGCAATGCACGTGAACTATTGGGTCGACTGTCGAATGACATCTCGACGAACTCTAATTCCACTCGCCTTAAAGGGGCGGTTCCAAGCTCACCGGGTAACTCTGAGGCTCCCTATCGAATTGCGGTAGGTGATGTCGGCTCGGGAGATGAGTTCGTACTCTCCGTCGTGACTAGCTTTGGTTCACCTTCTCCTGGCACGGTTGAGATCAACAAGTCAACGGGAGAGTTCAATTGGAATACCACGGACTTGGACGACTACAATGGTCGACAAGTATGGTACCAACGGCAACAATTCTACACTGACAAGGAATCGACCGCCAAGCTCGGGATGGTCTCCAGCTCAGACCTTTTCCTCAATCCAATTCCTGGATCAGGTCAGTTCCCCCTTCTCCGTTTGGGGATGGGATTTCACTTGACTCCTATCGAAGTTGTTGATGAGCTAGCCCTCTCGTCCCTGGTGGTCACTTCCGGGCAGGTCGGTTGGGCTCGGTCGACGGGCAAAGTCAAGCTAAATTCAGTTGACCAAACCAACAACGCGACCAAGTCGGTCTTCTACGACGGAGTCCTCTTCGGGTTCGGCATGGCGCTCCCGAGGCAATCTAGCTTCGGAACCATCAACGCACCCGGAGTGCTGAGTCCGGTGCCTCCGGCGGGTGGCGATCTCATCTTCCGAGTTCCTGGAGTGCGCACTTTTGAAGTTGTTAGCTTCGTCACGGATTTCAATCCCACTGGCAAGCAAGGTCTTGTTGAATACAAGGCTGATGGAACGGTCCAATTCTCACTTCCGGACCGTGTCAGCCTGGGAGCGTTTTCGGTAGAGGTCATTCACTGCGATCTTCCGTTGGAGCGTGGGATTTCGATGCGGTTCTATCGAACTCCGGTGGACCTACAAGGAATCGTCGACACTTCCAAGGACGTCTCATCGATCTATGAGGTTGAAGACCAGGTTATGGCGAGTCCGATTATCGGCGCCCCGCTGGTCATGCTCCCTGCAATCCCGTTGGATGCTCCCGGCTATCCGGTGACGTTCCGCGTTGATTCCGGCACCGGCACCTTCACGGGAATTCTTCCTCGCCTGGATGGCAACTCACCGCCGACAGGATTTGGATACCGCATCGACATCGAGAAGAAGGAATTCTACTACGCCAATCGGGTCAACAACAAGGTCATCCCGGCTACTAGCCCCTCTCCGATGCCCACGCCGGTGGTTGCCACCGACGCCATGGTCTACTTACCTAATCTGGTTGTGGAGCTGGAGACGGGTATCGGAACAAGTGCTTACACTCCGCTCCAGCAGGACACCCAGTATATTGTTGAACCGTATTCGGGAACAGTATCCTTCGTTGCCACTGAGGCCGCCAAAGTGCTGTCTAGTTCCACTGGACAGTCCATCGCTGGAACCGTAACGGACGGCTCAGTCTCTTTCGCGAGTGTGTTGCCGAACGACCTCTTGGTGGTTTACTCGGAGCCTAGTGACGGCGTCTACACGATCAACACGGTTGGTCTTTCATTGACGGTGAGCCCTCCGTTCACTGCCTCAGACTTCACTTACGAGATTCGTCGACCCGCCGAAGTCATCGCCGATCGCTTCTTCTCGGAAGTGGTCCTATCGGAACCCAACACGACCATCGAGAAGATCCGAAAGCTCGGCCCGGCCAGCAACTCTCCTCGCCTCGCGGTCAACAAGGGCATCGCCAGCCAGACTCGTCTCCGCTTCGGATCAACCCAATTCTCGACGTCGATCACCTATGTCAACCTCGACTCGTCTTTTTCGACTCCGAGCAGCTTGGCGCAGTACGCGGCGGAGATTAGTCTTGACACGGGGAATATCAACCTCAGTCAGCTTGCAGTCACCTCCGGAGTTGATATCTTTTCGGTTATCAAGCTCCGAGATCGAGTCGACTACAAAATCGACCCTGTCAATGGTCTTGTGCAGTTCCAAGAGCGCCTTCTCGCCTTCGATGAAGCACAACTGAGCTACAAGCCTGCCGCTGACGGCTCCGTGCCGGTCACCGAGCGTGCGACCTTCTTGGTTCGGAAGGAACGCACTGCACCGCATCCGGCTCCCGTCAGTTCGTTGACTTTCAACCCCAATGGGCGAACGGTTGCTACTAACCCGAACCCCTCGGTGTTCCGTGGTGGTCGACCGCAGACTCTCGGAGTCCAGTGTGTCGTCAATGCGGCGACGTCGACGGTCACGTTCCTGGCGGATGCGCTGCTCACGGATGCTCTCCCGCACGGAGCGGTTATCGCTCCCATGGAGAACATCTATGTAGATTACTTCATCTACGAGGCCATGGGTGGTGAGAACACCACCTCTGCTCTCCAGCCTCCGATGACCTACTTCCGGCCGAGCATCGTAGAGGACTCGATCACTCACGAATACCTCTTCTACGCAGGTGGCGATCAAACAGCCACACTGCTACCAGGCTACTTCATTCGCATCGAGAATGAAGAAGTCTACCACATTGCCAGCTCGACATACATCCCTGGCGACAACCGTACGACCATCACGTTGTCGGGTGGGCAGGAGTTCAAGCAGACGGTCTCGAATCCGAAATTGGCACTGTCAAGTGGCCCGGTCAATATCGTAGACTACTTCGTCAACGAGATTGGCGTCTACGAGACTCTTCCTCGTGGGGCAACCAAGATTAAGTTGACTGGAAATGTGACCGGCAATTACCGGACTGGAACCATTGTGCAGTTGGTCAGCGGTGGGAACTTTGATTTCTACTACGCGTTGGGTTCGGAGTACAAGCCCGACACTGGACAGACCGAAGTCACCCTCTCGACAAGTACTGTCAAGGAGTACCAGAACAGCCTCTGGATGCTTCGTAGGTCGATTCGCCCTATCTTTGAATCGGCACCGAAGGAAGTACAGACTGTCCGAACTCCGGTATTGACACAACCCTTCCTGGTCTACCGCCGCTCTATGGGAGCAGCCGGTCGTGTGCTGGCCTCTCCGACGGACTACACAGTTGACGATGCCGGTAAGATCACCCTTACCTCGGCACTCCTCCCACTAGAGGAGATTGGCGTTTCGTATACTGGCTACCGCATCCAAGCAGCGGGCCCTCGGGTTCGCGTCTCGTATACTCATGACATCGCGCCCAATAGCTCAAATGGTATTGCCAATCAAACCCTGACGGCCGACTACAGCCTCTATAGTCCAGACTCGTTTTACTTCCGCGTGGAGACTCTTGGCAACTTCAAGGCTGAGCTGGAGGCCAAGTATCGGTCAGAGGCTCAGTCCAATTCTCCTGGTGGAGGTCCACGAACCAGCAATGGAGGCGGGGCACCGAAGCTCTACGAGCAAGGTCGGGAGTCGGTTCACTATGAAGAGATCCGCCTCTTCAATGAGGATTACGTCGCGCGGTTATCGCTCAAGTTCTATCACGAGATCACGGATTTTCTTGATGATTGTCTGGGAAGCATGGATGGTCGTCTGATTGGAGACAAGGATGGTCGTTTTGAGTTCGATGGGGATTCCAATCTGATTATTCCGTCAACTCCCGAGGATCCGCCTCTCTTGGATTCGACTAACCACATCGACGACGTCATCCGAGTTTCGAACTTCCCCTACACATTCACGTTCCCTCCGCTGACAATTAACTTTTCCAATACTGATCAGCCAGCCTATTTGCCTGGAGTGTGGAGCCGGTTTTACCCGACGCGCCGGAACAAGTACAACGTCTGTGTCAATGGAAAGGACACTGGAGCTAAGACCGGCAATCCAATCCTAGACATCGGGGTCAAGAAGATCACGAGCATTTCCAACATCCGCAAGCGCATTCCTCGCGCGTTGGTGGCTCAGGATATCCAGCCGAGTCAGTCGACCTTCAACGTCACGGACTCCAACGGTGGTACGGACGGCATCGCGCCTGAGTTCGGGGCGGCGATGAAGGTTGCATTCATCAGCGCAACCGGAACTATACTGGCATTCTCCAAGACGATCAGCACGTACGCGAGCGGAGTGGTGACACTCACGGCTCCGTTGGGAACGTTGATTCCAGCAGGGTCAACGATGTATCTGGATCCGTCGGACACAACCTACCAGAAGAACTTCTTAATTGGCAAAGATCTTTCCCTCAATGCCGATGAGGGCCAACTTCTCTACGTCGAGCCTTTCCCGCCATTCGACGGAACCCTCCCCGGCCTGGAAGTCGTTGAGCCTAACAAGGGAGACTTTCTCCAGATGGACGTCACTTTCTCGCAGACCTCGACAGAGCCGGACAAGATCCCTGCATTGTTCGGTGGAGCGATGGATGATGACGGCGATACCTCTATCCCGATTCCCCGTCAACCAGGAGAACTGGAGGAACTCAAGAAGGCATTGACGGCCATTACTGAGATTCCTGGTGAGACTACAGCTCCTTTCGTTGGCACTGGCAACCTTGATGTCACCAAGCGAATCATCACCAATGCTCCTGGTGGAGTGCCGACCAACTTCTCGTCTCCCGTGCCTCGTATCGGAGACCTAGTACGGATTACTTCTGGCGCCAACGGTATCACCGACTGGTATATCATCTCGACGGTCACCGCAAATAGTATCACGGTTGCTTCGACGACCGGCTTCACCAGCGTCGATACACAGTTCAGCTTCTCGGTTACGACCGGAACAGCTCTGGTGACGTCCATTACCGACGTTTCGTCATCAGGCTCCACTCTGGTTGACTTGACCCAAAACTTCACATCTCTCAAGCCCGGTTACACGGTAGTTTTTCCGAGCCAGCTTGCTCGCCGACAGATCGTTAGCATCGTCAATGGTGTCTCGTTGGTACTGGATCACCCCGTGATACCGATCGCGGGCCAGTCGTACCGTATTGACGAGACGCTTAATACGTACGGTCGAATTGGATCTCTTGCGGGTTCAGTCAATACCTTGATGGATGTTTTGGTGACCAATGATTCTCCACTGGTCACCAGCGAGTTGCTAGCGCTGGAGAAATTCTTCGATCTAGTCTTGACCGACATCCAGACTCCAGCATCTCAAGCAGGCACCGTTATCGGATCCACTTTGACCTCAGGGTCAAGTTTTTCTTCAATCCTTGATACGGATGTAGACAATCTCCCAGACTTTCCAGCGTTCATCTTCATTAGAAACGGGACCAACAAGGGCTTCTACGCCATCACGGCCGTCAACGGGACGCAAGTTACCGTCGAGACTCCCTTTCCCACCAGCGATCCGGTGACGTATCGACTCGTCAAGAGCTTCGGAGCCAGCAAGCAGACCCTCATCGGACTCTTCAATCTCCTGACTCACGTCGACACAATGACGGTGGCCGTTACGGACATTCAATCCGGCACCGGTCCAGTCAGTGTTCGTGGCGCCTCCGGTGTCGATTCCAACATTTATGCCAACGGAGTGACCTTGGCTTTGCTTACGAGTTGGGAAATCACGCTGACCAACCGGAAGACCGAATTAGTGGGCGCAAACCCGGCCGAGGATGGGGGTGACCGGAAGGACTTGGAGAATATCCTAGAATCCAGTGAGAAGCTTTACGACAAGCGCTTTGTCTGGATTGATGCTCGGATTAATCAGGAGAAGGGAATTCTCTTCAAGCAGAGTCGTGCGGTCGAGCGACGAATCAAGGCCCAGGCGGACACTCTCAAACAACTTATCAAGCTCCTAGCGGTACAAGGATCATGAGATATGAGCACGAATGAGAGCCCCGAGATTGTAGAGACTGCCCCCGAAACACCCGAAGAGTCCCCTCAGGAAACCACCGAGGAAGTGCCGCCAGGGCCCAAGTTTTCTTGGGAGCAGAAGCAGAGCTTCAAGATTGTTGAGACAATGAAGAACCTCATCAATCAGACGATCGATGCCAGCACTAGCGAGATTGACTCTCTTCGGAAAAAACTTGAGAAGTTGACTTACGGGAGTTGACAGATGGCGGATTGGAACTCAGTCAAATTAGAGATCCCCGGGAAGGATCTGCTGGAGCCGCTCCGAGGTTTCCTCGAAACGCTAATGATCTTTCTTGAGGTCATCAAGGCCATTCTTCAGACCATTCAAGTCTTTCTGATTGACTTCCCCAATCCTCTTAAAGCCCTTCTTCTTTCGCTTCTGGCGCTGGTCACCAGCCTTTTTGAGTCCCTCAAGCGCACGGGACTCTTTGCCTGGTACGACATTCCGGATCCGATGAAGGATCCGAACTTCTACCGCAACTCGGGCGGTTTCCAGGCATTCACGGATCGCTTTAAAGCCAGCCTATTTGATACCAAAGATCCTAATCGACCACAGCCGCTTGCGGGAGCTAACAAGAGCGGCTTCGTCATCTTGATGGTCGACGTGGAGAACGTTTTCGATTTACTCAAGAAGCTTGGTATCCTGATGCGCTTCTTTGGTAAGGAGCTTACGCAGCCGCAATACGGCCCTCCGACCAACGCAAAGGTCACGATGGCGGACTCCAAGGACCAACCACTCCTCCGAGTTCGGGATGTCTTCTCTAACCCGCCCAAGGCCCTTGTGGTAGAGTGGGGTCTTTCGGATGCTCTCACGCCACCGGACCCAGGCTTCTCCGATATGGTATCCCAAGTGGGTGCGACCTTTATCCCCCAGAAGTTCCTGATTGAGAAGAGCACTGTAGCCAATGGTGAGCCTCTTTTTGGGGAGTTGGAGACCAGTTTCGAAAACAAGCAGGGCCAGACTCTCAAGAGGCAAGTTCAGGCGACCGATCAGTACGGTGACCCGGTTCGTGTCTACCAGGAATACATTGTCATGGAGCCGTCCAGTGCGGAGGGTTTCATCGGACAGTTGACCAAGTTCCGGTATATCGACAAGGATGTCAAGCCGGACACCACTTATTACTACCGTGTCCGCGCATTTAGCGGCGGGCTTGCCCTCAGTGACAAAAAGGTTGATTGGAAGCCTAAGGAGGAGCCGAACAACCAGGAGTTTGTGGCTCGTTGGCCTGGGGAAAGTGCTTCAAATCCTCCGGTGATGGGTCGTCCGACGACGGTTCTCAGTGGTCGAATCCCTACTCTCCCGGCTGGCTTCGATGTCATCAAGGTGTTGGAGTCCACTTTCCAGGCTGGCTTTTCGCTTGGATTCCATCTCCCACCCTCTCCGGAAGCCAAGTTCAACGCCAATGGCGAGCCTATCGAGCCGACCGAGCTGGTAGAGGTTGGCCGCGGGTCCTTGTCTAATATTTCGGGTCCGGTCTCGAACCTCATCCCGATCGTCTTCACGACCACGCCCGAGCAGGATGCCGTATCAGGCTCATTGCCAGATGTGGCATGGCAACAGAAGATCGTCAAGTTCCGGGCTGCTGCCTTGGCCAACACGGTCGGCAATTCCCTGCTGGAGAACAGTTCAAACCTACTCAACTTTCGCACGTTTATGCAGGGTACTCTTGCGAAGCCGATCACCAACACAGGCGGCTACATCAACGGGAACACCACAACTCCTGAGAAACTAGTTGTGGCGCTGACCACCGCCAGCAAGGACTACAAGACCGTCCGCGACAAGGCACTCTATGACACTGCCCTGCTGGCCTATACAGATTTGGCCATCCGGCAAAATGTCTTATCAATTGTCAATTTCATCAAGGCGTTCACTCTTGGAGGCAACCCGCCCGACTGGGTTTCGATCAGCCTGTTTCGGGATGTAGTCCCGTGGGCGGGCGCGCTCATCTACGAGATCCTCGCCAAGGTTGACGCGTTGGTTGACGCATTCAAGGGCGCCGCAGAAGAGATCGCAGCCTTCGTTGGACTTTTAGTCAAAAAAATCGAGGTCTTAGAGAGATTCGTCAAGTTCCTAATCTCGATCTTGGACCTTATTCTCTCGTTCAGCATCAGCTTCTCTCTCTTGAATGTAACTGGTTTGAATGGGCTGGAAGATTGGATTTCGGCCATTGACAATGCAGGAAACAAGCCAATCCAGAATCCTGGTGGTTACACTGGAGGAGTCTGCATCGCTTATGTGGCTCCGAACGTTACCGCCTTCGAGACCGCTCTAGGTATTCTCTTTTGAATCATTGATCAGGGTGTTTCTGACACCGAGAAAACGTATCTCAAAAAGCACGGAGCCAAAGGTGGCCTACAACTTCAAAGGAACCTTCAACCGTTCGCAGTTTATCCGACTCGCGACTTACCTGCGCTCTCAGATCCCCCTGATTGATGCACGGTTGACCCATTTGGCTGCGGAACGCGTCCGAGTAGGTTCTTTGGTAATGCGGTTTACGCCTGGTTCCGGCAATCCCACTGGGAGCGCAGCACCTGATTCGGACACCTCTTACCTTGGTCAGTTATTCGCTGCCTACAAGGTTCTTGGGGGGGACCCTATTCACGATCTGCAAATCCGATCGATTACCGACCCGGTCTACCTGCTCCGGGGCGATGAGAGTGCGGCTGCAAATCGGATGTCCAACGGTGAACCTCTGGGCCAAAAGGGTCTAGGGGATGCGGTTACAGCCAACCTGGTGAGCCAGATGCGTTATTTTGCCGATGATGCCATCATGCGTCGTCGAGAAATCCTCGAACGAAAGATTCGAAGGGTAGTCGACTACGGAGATCAGCTCGCCGAGGAAATGGCTGTTTTGGAGAAGATTCGATCTTCGGCAGAACGCAAGGGATCCTTGGAGAAGCTCATTTCCGAAGTAGAGGCACTCTTTACAGACAAGGGTTACCGAGCCATCTATGATGACGGTGGCAAGGACATTTATGGTAAGTTGACTTACGCGCCATTTGCCATTTACGAACCTGGGAGCGATCGTCCTCCTTCGAAGGGTCCTGAGCGTGGAGCTAATGGTGTGGTTTTGCCTGGGGAAAAGAGTTCTGCATGAGTTTTGACCGCCACATTGACCAGGTTTGCCCCCATCTGGTACGAGAAGAGTTGCTTTTCCTCAACTCTGACCAACAGACCGTCCGTCCGGTTCGCCCAATCTCTTCCACTGACTCCGTGGTGATGCGTCTGAATGGGGGCATCGATATTCCCTCCTTTGGTGTGGAAGCACCCGCGCAATCTGAGGGGACCAAGCAAGGTCCTTTCCAAGTTCGCCTTCCGACTTTAGGATCAGCCGGAACCAACCGTTTGAGGCTCCGAGTCAATTCCGGTTCGGTTCAGACGGTTCATCTTCCTTCCAGCAGCAAGATGACGGCCACTCAAATGGCTGATTTGCTCAATCGGGGATTCCGTGGGGTTACCTTCTATGATATGCACAACCGCCTCGGATTCCGAACCAACGAAGCTGGAGCGGGTTCGAGCGTCTTCATTGATCCGACTTCTACTCTGGGCAGCTTGGTTGGCATCGCAACCGGTCGAGAGTATCGTGGCCGTCGCGTTCTTCCTGGTTGGTCACTAGTCAACACTCTTGATAGCCTGACGGATCGACCTCTTCGGCTAGTTGTTTTTGATGAGCCTCTCAAGGGCTACAACGACTTTGTCGAACTGGACTATGTTACGGTTCGACAGGAGTGCCGTCGTTGCGGTGGTACGGGGGTCGAGCAGGATTGGCGTTACGCTGCCAACGGAACGACTGGGGAAGTTCGGGATGAGGCATTGCTCATCCAGGAAGTCAAGAAGAGCATATACACGGTCGCCGGGTCTAATCCGTTCCATCCTTGGTACGGGAGTCAGTTGCTGGAGCAAATCGGTAAGAAGGTGATTCCGGGCGGGATGGTGCAGAATCTCATCACCCAAGACATCTACACGGCCTTTCAGCGATGGCAGTCAATCAAGGTCGCCCAAGAGACACAAGTGGGCCAGTTTGTGAGTGACGAGGAGTTTCCTTCTCGCATCTTGGGGGTCACCGTCGAGCAAAGCAGTAAGGATCCCACGGTTGTATTTGTCAACATCACTCTACAGAACCGATCCGGGAAACAGGTTCAGATTGATCGAGGCCTCCGGCTCCCTCAGCCTCTGGACCTCCTCAATTCGACTACTGCCTCCGATGGAGCGTATCGACAGAGTTTGCGTAACTTCAACCTGACGGAATAAGATGGCAACGGCACCCCAACTTAAGTTGAGAGATGGCACGGGCACTCAAGCCCTTGTATTGAGCACCAATCGAGACAGTATCGTCCTGGTAGGGACGGCTGACGTCAACACGGTTGACGTGCAGGTCTCGCAAAATGGGGGCCCCTTCCTCTCAGATCCGTCCTTGGTCAAGTTCGACCTCCCCAATTTCACGGTTCCGAACCTTACCAACTACCCGACGGGTATCCCACTAGAGCCTGGCGTTAATACCTTTCTGATCCGGACTATCGATATTGTTGGTAGCGTGAGTGCGCCTGCGTCGGCAACTATCACCCGAGTTCCGGCCGAAGCGAACCCTTTCCAGATCCCAACAGGTATCAAGCTTCGTCGCCAGCGGGACGCCGTTCAGATTCTTGCTGCTAATCCGCTCCCTTCGATCTCCTTTGCCCAACAAGAAGCCGTTCCGGGTGAATTCGTGGGAATAAACGTCTACGCCGCTACTGCGGCCGGCGGTGGAACGACGGGTTACTTCAAAGTCAACGAGAGTATCATTACACAGACATCAGCCAACTTTGATGAGACCGTCGAAAATCTGGCCTCCGAGTCAACTACTTGGTCGAACACCAATCAAGCCTTTGTTCGAGTTCAAGTCACCGAGGAGGACAGTTTTGGCCAGAAGCTAGCCACTCGACTTGACCAAAAGTATGATGTCAGCGCGTTGAGCAACAATCTGCGCTTCAAGAGCACCGTTGATGATGTGTCATTGACGGAGTACCTCGCGTTCACGCATCGTCGTGGAGGTGGACCAGGTATCATCAACTCAGACCAATTCGCCAATGTCATAGACGCCGAACCTCTTTACTATGTCGTGACGGCAGTCTACTACGATGTAGAGTCGGCAACTGAGATTGAATCCTCTTATTCACAAGAAGTAGTCGGTCAACCTTTGGTTATCGATACGGCTATTCGTGACTTGCCTACTCGCAAGCAGAAGAATATCCTGGTTGACTTTGTGCTGGCGATTCAGAGAGCTAATGCGGAAATCAGCCTGCTTCCAGGCTCAACAACTCGGGATGTCACCATCGACCCGTTTAGCAGCGAAGCAGAGCGACTTTGGTTTATTCTCGACTTTGTCCATCGAAGCCAGAGCTTCCTGACGCTCCTTCAAATCGATGATGCTAACGGGGACGGGATTTCAGATCCAGTGGCCAGTAGCGCCTACAAACAAGCCATTAAGGCCGCGCTAGGTATCCAGCAGGACATTGCTGTTCAGGCGTTGATTGACCAGCAATTCGATAAGCTTGCCGGCAACTTGACGACTCCTCGTCTTCCAGGTCGTCCCGCGATCGGTCAGGTCGTATTCTACACGACGTCACGGCCTCAGTTCGATATCCCGATCCCGGCTGGGTCCTTCGTCTCCAGTGACGCCGATTCGGCCCTCGGAATACCCTCGGTGAGATTCCGTGTTGGCGGCACTTTCGTGATGACTGCCGCGAATGCGGATGCGTATTTTAACTTCGATCGGAAGCGATACGAGATTACGGTTGATGTAACCGCAGAAAGTCTTGGAGAAGACGGTAATCGACCAGCCGGGCAGATCAAGTCTTCTCCAAGTGTCGCCGGTCTGAGTGTTATAAACCTAGAGGCTACGGTCTTCGGAACCGATCGTGAGAGCAACGGTGATCTCGCTGCACGAGCGATGTTGGCCTTGCAATCCGTAGATACCGGTACTGAGGGCGGTTACGCGCGCACGACAGTCAAGCAAATCGGCGTGCTCAAGAGCAAGATCGTCAAGAGTGGCGACCCTCTGATGATGCGAGACTACGATGACCTTCGTCACAAGCACATTGGCGGAAAGGTGGATGTCTGGGTACAAGGTCTTCGGGAGCGTCAAGTTTCGGAGAAGTTCGCTTTCACGTTCGCCTCTGCGGAAAATGTGGTAGTATCGATCGTCGACCTCCCCAACCTGATCTTCCGAGTTCAGGACAGTCGAGTCACGCCCACGAGCCCTATCATCGGTCTGCTGGCACTACAAAACAACACGACAGGGGAAGAGTACAATGTCACAGGCGTCACCTTCCCTGACTACCAAACCTTTAAGCTGGTCACAACGGGTCAGCCGATTACTCTTATCGATGACATCGTTGCGGCGGATTACCGTTTCCGAGTAGCCAACAAGTTCTTCTTTTCCTTCCAGCCTGTACGCCGCGTTGTCTCGGTAGTCGGTGAAGTCTCTGGTCCACTGAACTCTGTTGAAGGATATGACCTTTTCAAGCCCGATGATCCCCTGTTGAACGGTGAGTCTACGATTGCGGCTGATTATCTCAGTATCAACCAGTTCAACAACATCCCGACTGGAAACACAATTCCGGTTAGCGATGAGACCCACGTGCTGATCGGCTTCGTCGAAGAGCCTCTACTCTTCATTGGAGTTGACAAACAGACTCTGCGTGTATTCAGCGCAGATCGTCTCACGGAATATGATGGACCCGGCACGCTTGCGCCTGACTTTGATATAATCGAAGGCACTGCGACCACACCTGTCAAGATTGTTCGTACAGCTTCATCAGCAATCAACAGCGGCGCGACTGTCTCGGTCGACTATGTCAAGGATGAGAATTTTACGGTTACTTACGTCATAAACGACATCCTGCAAGAGTTGCAGCGGACTCTGAACATCCAACGCCACGCGACTGCGGACGTGCTTGTAAAGCAGGCAATCCAGAACAGTGTCGAGTTGGAGACCACCGTCCAACTTGCCAGAGGAGCCAGCAAAGATCGAGTTGACCCTCTGATTCGTTCGTCGGTTTCTCAAGAGCTGGACAAGAAGCTCATCGGTGAAGACACCGCTCAAGGCGACATCATCCATGCGATCGACGCCACCAGGGGAGTTGATTACCCGGTTGTTCCTTTTGCTCGAATGGCCTATGCGGATGGTTCACGAAAACTTCGGGAGACTGTTCTCTCGACGTATTCCTCTCTCCCAAGTCTTAGCCTTGGCGGTAACTTGGCGTACATCCTGAAAAACCCTCTTCAGTTCCCCACTACTGACGGGGGCGGACTCAAGACGGAACACCGCGGGGTCTTCCAGGACGATGAGTCTATGACTCTCTCCGACGACTTATTCTCGGTCTGCAATGGACCCTACCGAGCTTACCTCATCGGTCGCACGGGAGCGACCATCGCCGGTTACACGGATACTCCGACCTTGGTGGCTGAGGGGTTCACGACTGGTGATTCTCAATTGGTGGAGTACCTTCGACGTAGCGCTAATCGCGTTATACTAAGCCTTCCCGGAGGCGGCAACCCAGATGTGCCGACCAATCACAAGTATGCTGTCAGTTATGTCGTTCGAGGAGACTCAGGCGCGAAGGACATGACCGCGAGTGGAGTGGAGTTTCTTGACCTTGGTGGCTTCACGGTCACATATCGCAATGCTCCGGTGGGGTGACCTATGGCCAATAGGTTTGAGGACGACCCGACACGAATCAATCACACCATCCAACAGGTCGGTAAAGAATTTAACAAGCGGCTGCTACAGCGCGCGCAGTCAATTCTGACCAATCTGCTCAACCTTCTTCCGTCGGGATACATCTCGGCGGTTCAGGGTCCCAACTATACCAATGAACTCAAATCGATAGCGGTCGAGCTTGCCAGGCTGGAGTTGGCCATGGAAGACGTCGACATGGATCGATCCTTCGCCACCACTCGATCTGAGTTTCTTTACTCAATTGTGGGCTACTTGGTTTTCCTAAATGGGCGAATTCCAGTGACACAGTTTGACGATGTGGAGTTCCGTCGGTTTCTCCTTTCGGTCATCAAAATATACTTCCAGGGGTCAATCCCTAACTCAATCCGAGATGGGGTCAATCTTTTCACCTCGGAAAATGTTAGAATTCTTGAGAATTTCTTGCTCTTGAGAAACGGGGCTGGGGGTGTAGATATCTCGGGCCAGTTCGGCTTTCAGATTGATATCCAGTCTGGGTTGGCCTTTCCGCCAGACGTTTTTGCTCTTGACGCGAACCTTCGCTTGATTCTCAATATCATCCGACCGGCCCACACCCTTTTCCGGATTAGGTACATCTTCAACGACGTCTATAAGCCAGACCCTAATATCGACGGTGCGGGAGGCATCGTCGATACGATGCGCTGGAAGATGTCCCAGTACTACTACGAAGACTTTCGCTCCTATTGGGGTGGAGTCCAAGATAGGGATCGCCTTGGCGTCAAGGTGAATCAGTCAGTCTCGGAGGAAGACCACTCTGAGGATTTCTAACGGTTTCTCTTATGGAGGGTTTCTTTTAGGAGAGCTTAGCCAAAATGAATCAGACCATCAAGAACGGCCCACAAGCGAAGGTAACCTTCACCCATCTCCGTGCCGGCGAGATCGTCGGGGTCGAAGAGGTCGGGAACATCGTCACTAACGTTGGGTTGGCGACGATACACAAGTATGCCTATGCGACCCCGGCTCAGCGCGAGTTTTTGGGTACCGGCTTCAACTGGGTCGCACTCAGCAACGATGCCAACCCGCCAAGTGCGGACGACACTGCTTTGGGGGCCGAGCTGACTCAGCATGGTTTAGCACGGGCTCAGGGAACGGTCTTGACCGCTTCTCCGGGCAGTAATATCACGGTTGTCGAGTACACCTTCACGTTCACGGGAGCTGAGCAGACGGTGCGCAAGGCGGCCCTCTTCGATGCCCCTACCGGTGGCCGGATGGCTCACGAAGTAATTTTCCCCGGATTGCGCGTGCTTCGCACGAATGACACTCTGCAAGTCAAGTTTACCATCACGCTTGGCGAATGATGGGTGAGGTCGGGCCTTGAGCAATCCTATCAGGCCCCCGGGCAGGGAAGTACGCCCACAGGTATATCTTATCGAGGTCGATGTCTTTGACTCTCGTTTAAAGGTATCTGAGTCACTTCAAATAGAGCGTCTGGTCGTGCCGGTCGTGTTGCGCGAGACTTTGCGCATCACCGAACAGCCACGTTTTTCACTCCATCAGGAGGTAGGGCACTCTCACGACCTTTTGGTATCGGATGATATCGAAGCTACTAGGATCGTCAAGGTTGAATGGGATGAATCGCTTAGTCTATCTGAGCGTTTTGACTACGAGTCACACCTTCACTTCCAAGCTCTCCTCACCTTAGCGGAGTACTTGGAGGAGTCAGCCACGGGTGACCCTACCGAAAAGCCACGACTCCATTTGGTCGAGTCGATTGAGTCGACCTCGACGCAGCGACCGTATATCCCGGTTGAACGGCTTTGCGTGGGGGAGACTGTCGAGCTGACGACCCTTGGTTGCGAAGTTGTCTCACCGACTACTCTCTCCTTGACTTTGCCGTTTGACTGCACCTTCGGTGGTCTTTCGGATGCCAGCAATTATGTCATCTCGTCGGAAGGTAGTGGGTATCCGATCGACGTTCTTTCGGCTGTTCCGAAATTCGATGAGCTGCGCGAGGGTACATTTTGCCAAGTAGTTGAGGTGCAGGAGATTATTCTTGACAAGACCTTTGCGTCACCGGATCTCGGCACCTTCCTTCACCTGGAAGTAAGAGGCTCAGGGACAATTCGTGCTCGGATCGAAGAGGTTGTCTCGCCCACTCGGGTTCGCGTCGATCGCTTGCTGAGCCTCTCGGATAAAATCTCCTCGTGGAGGCAAACGACCGGAGTCAAGAAGATTGTATTGGCGACGTCGAAGGGCACCAACGCGGCGTCCTATCGGTTGACTTGCAAGCGTATTCGCAATACGCGGACTCTCAAGGTTCATCAGGACTTCAGCACTTTATTCGTTGCCAAAGCAGCGAAGCCTCGTCTTGTCAACGTTGAGTGTCTCCCTGAGGGTCAGATTTTGTTAACTTACTCGGAGCCGATGCGTCCGGACTCCGAGCTGACAGACGTTTCTGAATACCGTGTAGAAGGCCCCACTTCGGTTGAGGTCATGCGTGTCGACTCAGTCGGCCCAACACAGGTCATGCTTCGAACCCGAGGGCTGACGAAGGGCTCGTTCAAAGTTATCGTCAATACGAAGGGGACTCCCAAGGATGTTGCTGGTAACCCCATCACAGAAGTTATCGACAGCGGAGTAGGGACGGCTAATGTGCTTACCGGCACGACAGTTCAGATTCCTGCGGAGTCGTTTGTTGCCTCTTCCGTTGTTGGCCGGTATCTCACTTTGTCAGGGACGAACTCTGGTCAGTACCTGATTGTTTCTCTACTCGCGGTCGACACTTTGCAAGTTGAAGGCACTCTAAGTATCGAGACCGGATTGGACTGGCAAGTTACTAACCCCTTCTTCAACGAAGCGATTTTCACCAGTATTACTCCGCTGACGCAGCGTTCGATCTTTACCGATCGGGGTCCCATCTCCAAGCCTCCGCTCACCCTATCCAGCGGTGCGGATGGCACGGTGATCAACCCGACCGATGTGCTTTGTTCAAGTGCAAACTTCTCATCCGATGTGGTTGGCAAGTACCTCAATCTAGCGGGGGAATTGTACCGCATTGTCGCGCTTCTCACATCAACTCGTCTTCGCGTGCAAGGGTCTCTCCAGACGGCTACAAACCTCAACTGGTCGATCATCGATCCTCGTAACGGACAGATTGCCGACGATCCTATTGACGTCACGGTTCGTGTTAATGGCGTTCCGGTTGTTCCGGTGTCGGTCATTGGACTCATGGGGCAGATTGTACTCCCCACTGCCCCGGACGAAGATGATGACGTCAAGGTGGATTACCACTGGGTGTCGAACCCGACCATTGACATCCGCCGATTGAACTCGCGGGAGTTCGTGCTCAACAATTGGAATCGTGACAAGGGTCAGACTCCGAACCCGAACCAGCACAACTACCGCTACAACAACGTTCTGGTCAAACCTAGTGGCTATGTGGCCGACGATTGCCAATCGGTGTTGGCTCAGCCGTTGGAGCGCCAGCTTTTCTACCGAGCTTTCGAGCGGAAGTACACGGCAGTCCTCAACGATCCCAACCTGCTGCTCCTCAATAGCCCGATTCATCGAATTGCCTACTCGCCACTCTCGCGTCCCATCGAGACGATCTCAGTACAATACAACGCCGACACACTTCCGGAGTCAAGTTTCCCGGCGTGGAGTCGTGTAGGAGACGGGATCTACTCGGTTACGTCCGGAACGTTATCGGTCAACGATATCTCATCGGGCAACTTCCCGACAGGACTTCCTCTTTTTTGGACGCGCCCGATCGACGTTACTTACCCTCACGTCTTTGCGGCGACTTGGCGCATGTCTCTAACTGGAACTCCGATACTTAACGGAGTTTTCTCCGGCGTTGCAGCCGGTTGGTCGGACGATGAAAAAGCCGTTGTGGTGGGGTATCTCAAGGATGGACCCACCTATAAGATTGGATTTCTCCGTCAAGGATACGGGGATAACCCAGCCTCGTTGACGGCCTGGACGGGCGCACTCAACGATTTGAACGAACCTACTGGACTACCAGAGGATTTCGACGTAACGATTCCTCACAGTTACAGGCTATTCCAGGATCGGGATGGAATTGTCAAGCTCTTTGTGGACGGTGGGGTCATCGAGATCCTGCGGGTAACCAAGGACGAGTTGCCTTTCCTATATGAGCTGAATGATCCATTCGACCAGATCCAGGGAGCCTACTTCGGAAGTCTCAGTCGGGAAGCCACTAGCTCTTCGGATTGGGACTTCTATCGTTACCTCATCCTTCCTACGAATCCTATTCAGTCGGCCCCAGCGATCTTTGTCAGCTATGAGGGTAATGCCCTTCCAGAGCGCGATCTCAATCCGTGGACGCCAGTCGGTTACCACGGCACCGAAACGATTTCGGGAGGTGATATTCTGGTGCTTGATAGCACCTCTGCCACGGATGCATCGACAAGTGCACTTACTGGTCTGGTGACCGGCGACTTTCGAGGTTTGGTTCGATTCGAGCCCCTTCTGACGGCTGCCATGGATGCAGTGGTTGATTGGAAGATGCAGCTTCGAACGTGGACGCAGGGAATTGCTCCGAATGCAACGACTCTCGCGATGGATGATGGGAAAAAGCTGATCCAGGTCAGCATGCTTGCCAAGAACCCTTCACCAAAGTTCAGCTATGGAGGTAGAGTCCTGCCGGAGGACGCAACTCCGGTCGCCTGGGAACGGAACACGAACACGAGTCTTCCTGGTATCGTTACCAGCATGCTCGGGAGGTCGCTCCATATTGAGGATACGATCGTTTCGGACGGTGTGGTCTACCATGTCAACGACTTCGAAGCAGGAGTTACTCCGGAACGAGTCATCGAAACGAGCCTAGACTATATTCTGGAGTTCCGAGTCAAGGTAAATTCTTTTACCGCAACCGATACGGGTCTTAATGGCTCTTGCTTTGCGGGAGTAACTGCGGACATATTTGACGGCGTCAAGACTCTGGGTCTTCTTTTCCGAGACGACCCTATGCTGGGGGCCACCCTCGCGTTCCATTCGGACGGGAGTATTCTTGGATTGCCTTCCAATCCCGTTCAGTTCCAATTCGCATGGGATGACGGGCTGTTCCACACCTACCGTCTTGTCAAGAACACCACGGGTGACTTGGTCATCTTGTTCGTCGATACCATTTTCATCGGGTCGGTAGCGTACTCGTCTTTCATGACTTCGGCGGGGAATCCCACGGTTTCATTCGGAACCGCAACTCCAGAAGGGTCAAGTCTTGGTGCCCTGAGTGATACGGAGTGGGCCTACGTCAATGCGTGGCGAGTGGCAGACGTCTCGGAGAAGAAGTACATGGGAGTCTGGCGAGGACAAGATTCAGAATCTTTGCTGGGCTATCACCTTCCGACCAAGCTTCGTGATCGTACCGGCATGGTGACAGACGCCACTACGTTAGTTGATGCCGGTGGGTCGTTCGTCATCAATGACGTCGATGCGGGAGACGTTATCATCGTCGATGGAGGGGTCAACCGAGGTGTCTACGATGTAGCGGCTAGGGTCAACGCCACTACCCTGACGTTGTCCACACCCTTCCCTGTTCCTGAGGTGCCGGTTCTTTATCGCGTTCCCCGCGAGGTGGATTGGACGCAGTTTCACAGCTACCGTCTAGTCCGTGATCGCTCCGGTAACATCAAGATCAGCGTCGATTCCCAAGTGCTGATCGACCTCGAATACGACTCCGACCTTCCGTCCAGCTCGGTCGGTCTCTGGCGCCAGCTCACCAATGGAGTCCCTTCGATTGTCTTTGGCGCATTTGACCCAACGAACCTATCTCAAACTGGTTGGGATTTTGTTCGCTACGGAATTACTCGTTCTATCAGAGAGGATAGAATCGTCCCGCATCACATGGTGCTCAACCAGCGCAACATCATGGCATCGCCGGACCATCTTTTCACATCGGTTCCGCACCGGCACACGAACTTCTGGTCTAGCTCGACGGGTATCCCTCTCAAGGAGCTGTATGACGATCTCAACCACAAGTCGTTCACCAAGCTCAACGAAGGTACGCCACTCGTTCCGCAAACACAAACCTTCGAAGTGCGAAGCCCTACTCCGGTCATTGAGTTCCTATCGGGACTCAATCGTCCTGAGGATGTACTCAATAGTGACAACGACTTCCTGCTGAATGATGCCAATACTAGAGTTCGGCTGCTTGTTCCGGATGACATTCTTTACAACTCCCTTGAAATTACCGAACGAAGTGAAGGCGAGACAGATCTTCTTTACCCGATGGATGACTCCTTGGGGCCAATCGGACTTGGGGCTATAACGTTTAAGAAGGATGTTTGCCTGCACTACGACGGAGCGACGTTCCCGGAGCTGGACACCACTGCACCGACTCCCTGGAGTTTGAATTCAGTTTCCCCTTCTGATGTCCAGGTGACATCCTTCTCGGGGGTATTGACTTACTCGACCACAGGAAACACCACCACAATCTACCGCAACCCTACTTCGCTACCCTTAGCAACGAGTCTTACGACTGAAGTCAAATTCACGTTCAAGGTTCTCACGGACTCTAGCGGGGGGACCGGTGACACGGGGGTTCGTGTTGGGTTCAGCGCTTTTGGGATGACGGCCGCGCTGGCATTTCTTACTGACTCCTACGGTGATCGTGTTGTGCGGCTCCTTGACATGCAGTCGGGAGACACGCTTGCGGAAGTTCTGTTCGACTTCCTCGACAATATGCCACATCAGTATCGACTTGTTAGAGATCCGACGGCAGGTACTGTCTCATTTTTCGTGGATGGTTGAGGGGCTATGTCGTACGGCGCCGAAGAATTCGGAACCTCGGAGTATGGAGGGGCCCTGGATGACGGGGACTTTTCTATGTCGGCTGACCTCGAAGGCTTTGGCGAGATGACCGCCTACCTCTTGATCCAGAAACCGCTCGACGCGTTCTTGGAGGGTAGTGCCGAGGTTCTGGCTGAATTCGAGGCCGATTATGTACTGGAAGCAGAATTGATTGGAGAGGGCAGGCTTAATGGCAACATGCTGGTATTACTCCCCCCAACTAGACCAGCTCGCAAGCGGGCGGAACCGCCTCCTCCCAACAACGAGTTTATCCCTCACTACATTATCAAGAAGAGAGGTGAGTGATGCCCAATTACATCGTTCGTGGTGATAGCCCTACTCGCATCCACCTCGTTTTCTCGGAGGCCGCTGCGAACAACAGTGCGCTGATTGATCCTAGTAGTTATGCACTGACTGATGATGATGGGTCTCCGCTTACGGTTCTCTCGGTTTCGGTGGTATCGGCTTCGCAGATCCGTTCGGTCAACTTGACTCTTGACTCCGGTACTCCCATTACTCCACTATTGGCGTACCATTTGACACTCAGCGGTGCGGTGATCACGACACTGGCGGCACCCTACACGCCAGCTCTTCAGACATTTGTTTGGCCTGGTCAGCTACGTTCTGCAATTGTTCCTTCCAGTCGGTTCACCGGAGAAGTTTCGGGAGGACTCTATGGAAGCTCTTCAGGGCTACTGTTTTTCTCACCTGCCTTGACGACCCCCACGGCCAACTCCTCGATCGAGTTGACAATGGCTTCGGCGTGCACACGAGCCTACGACGTCTACCAGCTTCCACCGCAAATCACGCAGAACCAAATTCTCCATACATTTGGCCCTCCGGTTCCGCAGACTTACCTCAATCAGGCAGTAATCTATGGCCCACTCGGAATCGCCGCGGAAGCACAAGTAGTGGTTCGCGACCTCCGAAATGACGCCTATGCGGGTGCCGTCGACAACACCTTCGCGCAGGCAACCCTGAACGAGTTGTTCGACCCCAACTACGTGGCTTACCTCAACAACCCGTTCTACACGTTGAACGGGAATGGAAGTCTCGGGACCTTCATCACAGCCAATATTGCCGGGCCAATCCCGCCGGGTTCAACAGTTGTAATCCCGCTACAACCGTGATGGTTCTACTTATTCCTTCCCCAATTGAAACTAGGAGATGAGCATGAGAATTCGGGATGCCTTTGGGCGTGTAGGAGCAAGTGTCAGGTCGGCGTGTAGCGCGGCCTATCAAGAATTCTACGGCCAAGTTGCTTCGGAATCAAAATCGGTCTTGACGGCCACCCACCACGAAGATGCCCGAGTGGGTATCCGTGGGGATGTCTTCATGACCGTTCGGGACTCCAGGACTAAAAAGGTTCTTGACTACCGAGAGAAGCGGAATTTGATTGTCAAAGACGCTAGCATTTTGATTGCTCGGCTGATGAAGGATAGCCAGGAACCTCCGAAAAGCTGCTATGTTCTAGCAGTCGGGACTGGAGACGGCTCTTGGAACCCGATGTCTCCTCCGGCGGCCACCAACACGCAGCGCTCTCTCTACTCGGAGTTGAGCCGCAAGACTTTCTCGTTGACTCAATTCGTCGACAGTGGCGGGGCCCCTTCGGCGATTCCAACCAACGTGGTGGACTTCACTGCGACATTCACTGAGTCGGAGGCCGTCGGCCCGCTCGTTGAAATGGGGATCATCGGAGGAAACATCTCCACCAATCTTGCTGTCAAGAATCCGGTCACGCCTCCCAACGGGGCCTATAACCCCCTCGTGGATCTCACCACCCGAGAGACGTTGGTCAACTACTTAAGTTTCGCCGTCATCAACAAACCAGCTACATCGACTTTAGAGGTCGTTTGGCGACTTTCATTCTAAGTTGTTGATATCGTTGGTGTTTATGATGAAAACCTGCTCCAATTGTCATCGCATGAGGACTATGAGCCGTCGATTGTCTACTTCTGAGAATGGGGATGAAACGACATGACTCAAAAGAACCTCGGCCCGCTTGTATCCAACTACCTAGACCCGGACAACTACGCGTTCGAGACGACAGTCTTCCAGATGGGGAAGCCGGTTCTCGACAAGGAGTTGAACCTGGTGGGCGACATCTCGACCGAGATGACACGTCTGCTTGGCCGGAAGGCGGTTCCCTCGGGCTGGCTATCGGACGACTTCCTGGGCAACTCCGGCCATGCCGCTGGAGTCTTTGTCTCAGCTCCATCGGCTAACAAGCTGCGCATGCCGGCTCTGACAGCGTACGTCAATGGCTGGATCGTTGACGTGGTCAATTCTGGTGAGGCCACGTATAACACGGTTGACCTTGGAGTAGCTCCAGTTAGCGGAGGGACGAACCCCCGAACGGACTTGGTCATCCTGGAGGTTTGGCGTCGGCTTATTGCAGCTTCGCCGGATGCCACTGGTAAGAGTCACTCTCAGAAGATTTGGCGGAATGGAAACGTTGCCATCGATGCGGTCGATGAAGGACTTAATCTGATCGACAACCTCAAGGATGTCACCCTCGGTATCGAGTCGACCAAACGCGTTCAGATCCAGTACCGACTTCGCGTCATCCAGGATGTAGACCTCTTCACCAACCCGATGGGTGTTGACCACACGAACGTGTTTGCCCACACTGTTCCGTCGGCACCTGCATCACCGAATGGTACCGCCACGACGGTCAACTACACGGTTTCTCCGGTTGATCCGGGACTCTGGGTTGCTTCAGACCCTGGTTTGGGCACGGTCGATGACCTGATGTACGCAATCCCGCTGGCGGCAGTCTTTCGTCGCAATCAGGCGGCATTCGACCGTCGCCTGAATCGCAATGGCGGTTCGGCTCGCCCGGACAGCTCCACCCACGACTTTGTGGAAGCTAAAGACATTGTTGACTTGCGTCGGGGTGTCTCACTCAACGGGTGGGACTTCCGGGAAGTGTTGGAGAAGAATGTCCAACTGTTGTTGGACAACAATCTTCGGACCGAGTGGGAGTCGATCGGTGATGCTGGTGGCTACAAGGGCCATACGGTCTTCCTGGCGGATGCGGTTGGGCTTTCCCCTGGTGACTCTATCAACACCGGGCCAAGTGGTACCGGAGCTTCATTCATCGGTCAGTTCGATGCGGGTCGGCGTCGGTTCAGTGATCGTGCGACATACGAGGTCATCACGATCACGAGGACCCCGGCGGCGGCAAACTGGGTCAACGGCGAGAATGTCGTTATCAGCTTTTCGAACATGAACGTCTACCCCTACACGGGAGTTCCGTTCGGAAGCCGCGCACCGACCGGAACTAAATTCCTTGACATTGTCGGGGCTCGCTTCGCCGGAACGACTGGAGCCAAGAAGGGGGTCTCGGCCCCAATAGCATCAGTTACGGATCTTGTCGATGATACTCCTTCGACAATCACGTTGACGCTCGGGACTGTCTCGGCACTCAGCGTCACCGACGAGACACTGTACATCGATATCCTGGTGGCATACCCTCCGGGAAGTGGGTTGATTCGTACTCCGTCAAGGACTTTCGGAGCCAGTTCGTTCGAGATCAACAATCCAGTAGCATTCCCTCAAGTTGCCCCACACTTCTACGACCCCCTTGTTCCTTTGACAGCAAGCATCGATGCAACCCACCGTGAAGTGGAATTGATGTACCGGACGAGCAACGTTACGGTGTCACTCTCTTCCGAGTCTAGTGTCGGAACGAACTTGATCCGGCTTCCCGAGCGGGCTCATAGCGTTTCATCGATCATCATTGCGGGAGTTCCCTACGGTGGATCATTCTCAATCTCGACAGATGGTCGCACTATCACGTTGAATGCCGGCTCGACGTCTCCCAGCCAGACACTGTCAGTGACTTACAAGGCGCTTCGCCCCATTCCAGAGAACACCGTGCAGGTCACGATGTACTACGAGGCCCTCGCGCAACAGACTCTTCGTAGTGCCAACTTGGGTACATCGTTGAGTGTCAGGCCTCGTTACGTATCTCCTTTCCTGTACGTCCTCACGCAAGGCTCTGGCTCGCCTGATGAAGGCTACCCGTTCCCTCAGGCGTACGTTCAGACGGGAGGTATTGCGGCGGGTTCTTTCTCGGGTGAGCATGGACTCAACGGAACGTCAACGGTTTCGATTGCGGATTTTAGCGGTACGACGGGCCTCCTCAAGATTCTCGCGAATGTACCCTACACGCCCAATTCGGAGGAAGTCAGTTTCACACGAATCTCGGGCGACGTCGATGCCGAAGGCCGAACTTTTTTCCCGAATGCGCTTGCGTCGGTATACCAGCCCTCGGCCTTTGGTCAGGTGCTCAGCTACCCCAAACGCCACAAGGTGCTCTTGCCGGTCATTGTCGAGATGACTGCCGATGCAAGTTATGCGCGGAAGGGTACTCTTCTTCTCATGATGTTGCAGCGTTGGGCATCCTTCGACGACCAAAACTTTGTCGCCTTCGAGGATTCTACTCCCAACGACACGTCCGCCAGTGTATTCCGACTTAAGGGTCACTTGCTTAACCGAGGCGTCTGATGCCGTCACCTAAGAATCCAATCACATCCGTAAACGCAGGGCCCGGTCGTCTTCCTTCGAATTCGGTTGATTCGTCTGCTCTCACATTCCCTCTCACGGGAGGTGGAGATATTCAGAATCACATTGCAGATCCCGTAGATGCCCACATGGCGGGAGCCGTCGGAATCCCTCCGGTCCACCCAATCACGGGTGACCCGCTCTTGGCATCCGCTGGCGGCCCGTACGACGGC